TGCTGGAGAACAACGAACTGTCCGGACAGGGAGAGTCGGTTTTCATTGGCAGCACCGCTATACCGATGCAGGGTTATGTCCCCCGGAACATCGTAGCGAGGCGGAATTTCCTTCACCGCACGCTGGCTACTCGGCCATCGCTTCAGGCGTCGTATTCAGGGTCTACTATACGGTTTCGCAGTTTTGCGAATACTGGCGTTGATTGCGCGGCGCAGGCCGGTGAAGCACCGGGTCAGCAGTGTCACGCATATATTTACGATGAATCTCAGCGATGCACCGTGACGGAAGACATGACCGCAACCGTCACGGGCACGCCGTCCGGATCGTGGCGAGCCTACTTCGAGTCGGACTGCACTGCGGTGTTCGTTCACAATCTGGGGGAGGGTGCGGTAACGTGTTCGAGCGCATTCGACTCATGCACAAATGGCTCCCTCACGTGGGGATCGGATAACGGGTATCGAATCTCTTCAGGCACGGTCACTTCTGGAACGCCAAGCGGCACTATCTCGCGACACAAGGCCACAGACCAGCGCCACAACTGGGAAGTGAAGCACGGCAGTGATATGACGCTGGAGGGCAACTTTTGGCGCGGCGCGTGGTACGTGACGGTGGCGAATAGCCATATTGCGCTGCACCCGTCCAGCGGATCGTCAGACGCTGCGATTTCCTATTGGAACGATGTATCGAACGTCATTACGAAAAACAATTACTTTCGCGACGGCATATCCGTATTCAGCGCCCAAGGCTTCGGACAGGCTGGAGGTCGTCCGGAGTCACAGGTACCGTTCTGGTGGGGTAAGAACCACGCACTGGTGAACAACTACGCCGAAGACTTCGGCTACTACAACTGGGGTGGCGATGTACCGGGTGGACCGACCCACATGTCGTACAACCGACCTATTGTTGTCGGGGGAGTAGACGGCATGAAAATTCACCACAATACGTTTCGCGCGAATGGCACATGGTCAATGCTGATCGGGAATTATGCTGCCCGCAACGGGACGTATTCGCAGCCATCGGTGAGATTTTCGATTCTCGGCAATATCGTCACGGCCCGCAACGGAAGCACGCAGTTCCCTGGAATTGGAGCGACCAGCGGAGCAACGTCATGGGACGGCGTGGTACTTAATGGTAAATGTACGCCCGGTTGTACACTGTCCTATAACATCCTGCAAAATCCTTCGGGCACCAGTCAGACGGGTAATTTCGAGGCAGCGAACGGGGCAACAAACAACGCACTCTTGACGGCCAATAACACAGCCGCCGACGATGCTGCTGAATCAACTCTGATCGGGTTCACAAGCGTATCCGGGCGCGACTTTCGGCTCGCCCCTGCAACGACGTACAAAAATTGGGTTGCCACTACGGGGAGAGACGCTGGGGCAAACATGGATATGATCGAGTCGTTTACTGGTCGTGATGGCGCGGACGTGATTGCTGGTATCGAGCCGTTTTCGAAGCGAAGCCACCGCAGCGTGACGGCGGTCGGTAGCACAACGGCCACGATCCGCTATCTGGATCACGCCAGTACGTGTAGCGTAAAGGTGTACGATACCGACGCTTGGGCCACGCCGGTCTTCAGCGGCGATGATTCCGGTGAGACTGCGGATGCGGCGGGCTATATCAACCTCAGTCTCACCAGCCTGACGGTGTCAACGAATCACTGGGTCGTTCGCAACTGCGGGACCGACACCGACGTTTTCCGTCTGCGCACCCAGTAGATGACGGCTAGCCCGAGACCGGCGAGAACCATGCTCCCCGGTTCCGGGTTGGCGACTTCTGCCACGTCCCCCGCAACGGTCCACGTGCCGGAAGCCACCAGGAATTCGATTCTGGTATCTTCCACAAAGCCATCGCTGATGGTGTAGTGTCCTCGGGCCGTTCCGGTAAAAGAAACCAAGTACACTTTGTCGGTAGAGGGAGCACAGTGCTCGAACATGTAATCACAGGGGTACGGCACGATTTCCCAGTACGCTTCGAACGGTTGGTCCATCGTGTGCTCTCCCGGCGTTGTTTCCAAAGTAAATTGTGGACTGATGATGTAGCTGTACGGAACCGCCAGACTGAATCCTACGGGTTCGCCGCCCTCCGTCACTGACCCCAGTGCGTAAGACAGCGCCCCACTCATGCTTGCCGTGTCTGGAACCCCTCCGTGGGCGTAGTGCAGGCCGTTGTAGTATCCGTCGTAAGAAGCACCACGAAGGCGAAACCCGTCGCCCATTAAATCAAAGCGCAAATTCTGATATTCGCTGGGTCCATACCAAAAGCTCGTGATTGTTGCGCTGGTGATTGGGCCAGAATCCAAGATTGCCGCAGGCAGTCCCATAGCGAAGAATACAGCGAGTGCGAGTCGCATAAAGATCCTCCTTGCCCCGACGAGTGGACGCCGGGATGCGGAGAATTCTATCAAACTTTTTTCAGGTCTGGATTTTAGGTACGGTTAGCAAATGATTAGCCTCGTTGTGCCTCACAGAGGCAGTGTGGTGGGCCTTTGGTCTACGATTTTTTCGTCTCTCGACCAATTACAGACTCTGCAGACGGACTACGAAGTTGTGGTCGTCAGCAACGGAGAGCCGGTGTCGCCGGAACTTTCTGCGAATCTGTCAGGTCTGGTTCATGTTCATTCAGACGATCCGCTGTCGCCCCCTCGGGCTAGGGCGCTAGGCGCGAAGAAGTCTTCCGGAGATATTATCTTCTTTTTTGATAACCACTGCGTACCAGCAGCCGGGTACTTTAGACGAGCAGTCCATTACCTAAGAGATAACGACGTGCATATGATGCACTCGGCGTATCAGTTTACGGTAACTTCAGGTCCATTTTACCACTATAACCTGAAACTGGATTACAACTTTTGGGGAGAAGGTAGCCAGTACCCAGTGGAAGATCTACGGCCCTACAAGATTGGGGTGGGCGGTCACGGAGGGTTCGCCGTTAAGAGATCTGCGTGGGACATTGTGGGTGGTTACGGACCAGACTCTTTGTTGGTGGGGTACGGCGGCGAGGAAGTTCTCTTTGACTTCACGATGTGGTTGTACGGACTTCCGGTGCATATTGACCCCCGAATGCTGCACTACCACTTCGCAGGGAACCGTGGGTATACAAGGCACTACACCGATGACTACTACGTCAATATGCTGGTTTGCGCTCACGTCGTAGGCGGTGAAAAGTGGTTGTACAAATTGTTCGACAGTTTTGTGACCAAAGGTCATATACGTATGGGTCAGACACGTCCGCTGTACGACCTGTTGGAAACGGCCTATGAAAGAAGCCGGGATTACGCCAATGAAGTCCGGAGTCGTCAGGTGTGTGATCTGGACGAGTTGCTTTGCATGTTTAGGAGAGAGCAGGTAGCGTACTAATGATAAGCAAGACCGTAGAACTTCCGGAGTTTCCTTCCACTTCTTCAGGGCGCTCTACAGACGAAGACCTGATAAAGAGGCTAAGGTCTACTCACGATCTGCATGACCGATTTGCTCCTCAGTGGAACTTTTTCCTGTCCGCGTATGAGAGCGGTCCTGAGTTCGCCTGCAAGTCGAACCTTTTTCAGCACCAGAGAGAAACCGACGAAGACTACGCGGAGCGTGTAAAGAGGGCGCACAACTTAAACTACTGCGAGTTGATAGTAGGCTTCTTTACCAACTTCATTTTCAGTGAACCCATCGACAGAAACGGAAACACCAACAGCGACTTCTATACGTCGTTTGTCTCCGATGTCAACATGAAGGGTGAGACCATTGACGACTTCATGAAAGAAGTATGTGACGACATGCAAGTGTTTGGTATGTCGTACGTTCTGGTTGACGCCCCTCGCCGTCCAGAAGGAATCGTTGTAACAAAGCAAGACGAATTGGACAGCAACTTCAGACCGTATTGGGTGCTGATAAAGCCAGAAGAGGTTATTGACTGGAGCACGGATAAGTTCGGCAACTTCGTGTACGTCAAGAGACGGCAGCTAACGGATGACCGCGTAGCCGGTGAGAGGCGTTTAATCGAAGAGTACACAGAGTGGACCAAGGAACTGATAACGCTCACGCGGGTGGATGTCACAAAAGAGTCGGAGCCTTTCCTGGTTGGACCTCCAGAACTTCTGGACAATGAGCTTGGCGTCGTTCCGATTGAGGTAGTACGGTACAAGCGCTCCAAAAAGTTCCCTCATATGGGATTGTCGTTCCTAAGAGATCTGGCAGGCAACAACCGTAAAATCATGAACCTCTCCAGCATGTTGGATGAGTTTCTGTACCGTCAGGCATTCAACATTCTGTCACGACAGGTTGACAATCTTCATGGTGCGCCTGGGATGAGTGAAGACTCTGGCGATATCAGTGCGGCCAACGTGATGGAGTATCCGAAAGATACTGAACGACCGGCTTACATTTCTCCCCCGGTAGACCCGGCAGCGTTCATTCAGTCGGAGCGGTCAAAGATCACGAACGAAATGTTCAAGATCGCAGCGCAAGATTTTGTGGGAGAGATCTTCAACGGAGAGAAGTCGTCCGGTTTCGCACAGGCCCAGTCGTTCAGTAAAACGGTTCCTTACATATCCAGTAGAGCCGAGTCGTTAGAGCGGGCAGAGAACCGATTGATGGCCCTTACCCTGAAAATGATGGGCAGGGAGTGGGACGGCAAGGTCAAGTACAAGGATAGGTACGAGCTTACGAACCTCACCGACGCCTTGACGCAGTTTATGACTCTGGTGAAAGACCTTAACGTTCCGTCTGAAACGTTTATTCGAGAAGAGCTTAAACGTCTCGTCAGAGAATTCGACGGGAAGCTTCCAAAGGATATTCTCGCGAAGATCGAATCAGAAATAGAAAAGTTCGAGTTTGAAAAGTGGAAGGACGAGACAAGGCAGAAGTCTCAGACATCCCCCGGCGCTCAGCAAAAAGAGAAGAGCACCGGGACCATGGCTGAACTTGCTGCAGAGTCTAACAATCAGCCTTCCGCAACGAACAAGCTTCGTCAAGACTAAGTACTTGACGACTGGGTGGTGTGTATTTCTGTATGGGAGGTGATTGTCTTGTTTTCAGAATGGAAGACTACGGTTTCCGGCATTGCGTTGCTTACCTTTGCCTTGGTGACCATTTGTGTAATGCCTGAAAAATACTCCGACCCTCTGATTGTCGGCGTGGTGGCAGGCGGCGTAGCGCTTCTCAAGGCTCGCGATCCCGAAAAGAAGTGCGACCACGAACCTAAAGAATAGCAGCGGCACAATTTTTCAACGGAGGCTCGACGCCGGAAACGGCTCGGGCCTTTTTAATTTCTGCCCAACGACCTAACCCAGCGTGGGCAAGACACACATAGGGTGCATTGGAGACAAAACAATATGGCAACTGAGACCAACAATTCTCAGGCACAGAACAATTCTGAGCAGAACAACAACGATCAGGTGAAAGTGACCTTTGACGAGCGGCAGCAGGCTCGGGTCAACGAATTGATCCGGGAGAAACAGGGAGAGGCGGCTCGGGAGATTCGCGCACAAAACGCGGAACTTCAGCGGCAGATGGCCGAAATGCAGGCGCAGCTTGCGGAGGCTACCAAGTCGCAGAGAAAGAATCCCACGGCAGAGGGCGCGGAAGATATCGAAGCGCTGAAGAACGTAATCTCTGAAATGAAGAGCGTTACGGCTCAGCGGGACCAGGAACTGGACAGGTATAAGCAGCAACTCAGCGCCAAGGCGTCTGAAGTTGAGAAGACCCGTCAGGAAATGGTCAATATCCGCCGTGGCATGGCGATTCGCGATGCCGCTTCCAAGGCTAACTTCGTTGATTTGAACGCTGTCTCAAAGCTTACTGAAGACAGTGTTAAGTGGGACGACTCAAAGGGGCGGTTCCTGGTTGTCAATCCCGAAACCGGGACTGAACGCATGAACGCCGCCTTCGAACCCATGAGCTTGGATGAGTTCTACACGGAGTATGCGGCCAGAAACCCGTACCTGGTACGCGGCGAAGCACGAGGCGGCGCTGGTTCTTACGAGAACCAAAGGAACGGGGCGAGCATGGTCGGACGTTACGAGGTTGAGTCAGTATTCGGACCCAAAGGTAACGCTCTGATCGCAGCCAAACTTTTCAAGTCTGATCCTGATGAGTACAAGAGACTCCGTAAGGTAGCAGTTGAAAAGGGTTGGTTGAGCAAGTAAAGCCCAACTACATCACAGTCACTACAAACAATGTAGTGCACCCTATAAGGAGCATTTTCTATGGCGTATACCGCTAGTTCCGATATCATTATCCCCGAAGTTCTGGCCGATCTGACGGCGGCGAAGTTCCCCGAACAGTTGGTCCTCGGCAACACGAGTATTGTTGAGATGTCGCCTGACTTCCCCATGGGTACTCCTGGTACGGAGTTTAAGATTCCGTTCTGGAAGCGCATCGCTGCGTTTGGTGATCTGACCGAAGGTACCGCGATGGTTCCCGGCAAGATCACGGCGGGCGCTGAGTACGCGGTTGTGTCGCGTGCCGGTGCCGCGTTCGAAGTCACGGACATCGCTCAGATGGTTGCCGAAGGCGATCCGATGGGTGCGATTTCTTCGCAGCTTGCCCGTCGAGCCGCTGAGAAGATCGACGCCACGCTGACTCTGCAGCTTAACAAGACCCCGAACACCTTCGATCAGTCGGCTGTCGGCAGCGGCACGATGGACCAGAACGCGTTCATCAAAGCGCTGGTTGACAGTTTTGGCGACCAGCACCAGTTGCTGCTCGGCGTTGGCCGTGTGATCATGCACTCCAAGGTGTACGGTGATCTGGCTCAGCTTTCTCTGATCCAGAACAACTACCAGTCCAACATGGACGTGGTTAAGACCGGTCACGTTGGCATGATCATGGGCCTGCCCATTCAGCTTAGCGACCGTGTGACGACCACGACTGTGTCGAGCGTCGTGCACTACAACACCTACATCGCCGGTCCCGGTGCTCTGGGCCTGTTCTTCCAGCGCAACGTTCTGGTTGAGATGGATCGTGACATCCTGGCGCAGTCCGACGTGATCGCGGCCACGGTGCACTTCTCGGCTCACCTGTTCGGGTACGACGACAAGACCAGCGCTGTTGTTGCGGAAGACGACCGCAGCGTGGCTGTGGCGAAAATCTACAGCAAGTAACCCCTTGACACATCGGTGGGGTGGGTCCGCTCACCCCTCTCTTAAAGCATCGAAAGGAGTACTTCAGAATGGGTATGCTGATACGGCGACATCACAGCGCCGAAGTAAAGCCGGTTCCCGAAGTAAAGAAAGAAAATCCCAAGGCTACCCCTAAGCCGGAACCCGCCCCCGAACCGAAGCCCGTGGCAGAGCCGAAACCTGCAAAGCCTGTGGTGGAGGAAGAGAAGAAAAAGCCAGCCGACAAGAAGGGGTAACCTATGCCCCTTACGTTGGACACTACCCTAACCGGGGAGTTTGCCAACAGCTACGTGGATGCGTCGTATTGCGACGATTACTGGTCAGTTCATCAGGATCAAACCAAAGCGGCATCGTGGCAAGCGTTAACTACGGGCAAGAAGGAAAGCCTTCTTATCCGTTCGTGCCGCGTCATCGAATCTGTTCGGTTTGTTTACCCGTGGGACAACACGTGGACCGGAAAGTACCGATACCTGAGAAGCAGCGGTACTGTGGTCGAGTTCTACGACCGTAACCGTCCCCGCCGTTATCGGGAGCACCAAGCCCTTCAATTCCCCCGCAATGTGGACAGGGAGTTGGAGACGGGAGACCTGTACATTCCGGAAGCAGTGAAGATGGCGCAGTGTGAGCAGGCGGTGTACCTGCTGACTTTTGACGATTCAGCGCTTGCAACCAGAATGCAGGGTGTCGAGAGGGACAGTACAAAGATTGGTCAGATTTCTGTTAGCCAGACGTTTGCTGGCACCGGTTCTATGTTGTCGCCGGTGGCTAGAGAGTTTCTCAGTCCGTTCTTCGTAAAAGTTAAACCGACATTGGGGAGGGCGTAATGAACGCAGATTCCCTGATTCGCAAAATTGACAAGATATCAGACAAGTACCTGGTCACAAACCGGGCGGTGTACAAACGGCTTCTCAGCCGTGGAGGGGGTGATCCATTAATTGGTGTACCCGGTACTGTCACAACGACTGACACTCTTCTGTCGCCGCAGCCCATAGTTCCAGCAGCGCTCTCCCAAGAGGACATGTTGCTGTTGGCAGGGTCTCTTCAACCCGCCACAGACACAGTATTGTACGTGTCACCGACCGCCATGTCAGAGGATCAGCTTAAAGATCCCGACTACGTAATCGTTTTCCAAACTGCAGACTCTGAGGAAGTCTGCAAGGTTGTTAAGGTCGCTCCCCTCGTAGCAGTTGGCGAAGCTCTCCTGTTCATCGTTGTAGCAAGGAGTATACAGCGGTGATTCAGGTTCGAGACAGTTTTCTACATTATCTGGCGGATAACCTGCCAGATATCACAATTCATCCGCGCCGGTTCGACGTTAACAACCCCAACTCTGAAACGTTGATGGAAGGTGCTGTCAATGTTGAGTTCTTCGACATTACCCCTCACATGCACGTTTCTTCCCAGAGGGTTGCGCTCGATGTAGTGTACGCAGACGAGCGTGAGGCCGTCAGCGTCATGAACCAGTTGTGGTCAGTCCTGGTATGTTTACAAGCTCCACTTAAGGACTACACAATTCCGGCTTCCCCGGTACTAACCGGGCAAAACATGATGTGGGACAAGGTCAGTTTCAAGAGGATATCGTCGCAGTACTACTGCCACTACCTCTGCCTTCTGACCCTTGAGTATCACATCTCACTTTGAAAGGAGTTTCTTAAATGGCAGTTATTGTAAATAAGAATACCACCCAGACTCCGCTTACGAGCGGCTCCACTGGTACTCAGGTAATCAAATTCGTAGATGCTCCCCGCGTCTACATTAAGACCGCAGACGTGACCGCTACCCCTGTCACCACAAAGTCCAACGGCTCCACTCCTTCGGGTTGGACCGATCTTGGCGGCGTGAACGGCAAAGTTCGCATCGCGTATGAGAAGGAAATTCGCGAGGTCCGCACAGGCATTGACCAGGTTCTCCGTCAGTCGTACGTTGGTCAGAAGTCAGGTTCGTTCGAGTTCGTTCTCGACCAGTTTGACGATGTTGTGATCGAAGAGCTTTCCGGCATCAACCCGTATGAAGTGCAGGCGGGCAGTGCGTACAGTTTCAGCCTAGGGTCGGAAGACATCGTGTCGAAGGCTCTGTTGCTGGTTGTGCAGAACAAGCTCGACGGTAAGGAGTGGCAGTTCTATTCCCCCAACGCTGATCTGTCGTTCACGCTGGAAGACAGTGGCGACCAGACTGTTGTTCGAGGCCGAGCGAACCTGAAGGCGTTTTCGTGGAATAGCGTCGAACCTCTCATGGTGGCGACGGACTTCGCGTAGGTTGTTGATTCTTCACGACTTGTGAAAGGCCTTGACACACAACGAAAAGTTGTGGTACACTGAAAATGGTTTCTTCCTATTTAGCCTCGCGTCCTTCTGGGTGCGGGGCTTTTTCTTTTCATGGACAAAAATATTTCAAATCTAGAAATCGCCCGCGCCGCTACCAATGATCCGGCGCTGTCCGCTGTGTCGTTCAACCTTGGAGATCGCTCCTTCAAGATCGTTGATCTGGCGTACGACGACTATGTAAAGTTTCTGGCCCTGCTTGCCCCCCTGCTGGAATCAGTGGCCAAAAAGTTCCTTGTTCGGGACGTTCTCGCTGTAGAGGGAGAGTCTGTTTCCGTCGCTGATCTGTTCAAGTACTGCGTTGACGGGTTGCCGGAAATGGTGTGCATAGTCTGCAGTCAGACTGACCCCACCATCAAGGTTGACGACGTAAAGCGTCTCGGTAAGAACCCCATCAACCTCGCCCGAATCGTCCTGCTCCAGATTCAGCAGAACAACGTTATCAAGGACATCGGAGATTTTTTCGTACAGACGCTTCCACTGATGAAAGCGGCGATGGGAGCGATGACAGGTGGAACCCGCTCCTAGCCGTTGATTCTCTGTGTCAGGCGTACCACTGGTCGTTCCAGAACGCCGTCAAGATGACCGTCCCCCAGATGCTCATGCTCAACCACGCCTCGTGGGTTAACGGAAAGCGACTGGACTCTAAATCAGGCAGCACGCAGCAGGACAAGGGAACACCTGAAGATCCGTACGTTACCGAGTTCGGTAAAAGGTTTTCCGAATTGAACGCAGACGAGTTGAACCACTATTACAGGAACTGGTAGCCACGATGTTCACACCACAAGTACAGGGTCATTTCACGAAAGCTCTTGAGGAGCGCTTGAAGAGATGGCGGGAAGAGAAGAACGTAGCCGCTCGACTGACCACGCCTCCTGATCTGAAATGGTGGTATTACAACGAGTTCGGCACAGCCACCAAGAACGAGCGCAGTCCCGGTCAGGAATACACAATCACCCCAAAAGGAAACGGACAGTTAATCTTCCCCCAGGATGGTGAACTTCGCCATGCTCTGCAGGTAGATCACCCCGGCGTTCGAGCCTCTCGGTCGGTAACAAAGGTGATGCCAGACATACGGGAACTCTTCCGCAATTGGGCGAAGCAAGCTCTGCGGAACGGCGGCGCTGACAACCCCAAGGTAGTGACAGACGCTGTATCGGACACCGCTCACAAAGCAAAAGAACTGATTGTCGAGAGTATGTCCAGCAACATCCCCGGCCTCAGGGAAATGGACCCGGCCTACGGCAGACTCGGCGGACAGCACGCCTCAGAAGTCTTCAATGACGAAGCGAAAGTAGAAATCGTTAGGAGCGAGTAATGGCAGAGAATCTTCAGGCAACGTTTACAGAAGTACTTGAAATCAAGGTTGACACATCCAAGTTCCAGCGTGGCCTGCAAGAACTCAAGGCTCTTTACCAGAAGTGGGTTCGCGAACTGGGTGACGACGCCCCCAATGTATTAGGGGCTGGTGCGTTCAAAGGTTTGCAGGAACAGGTCTCTGCCGTAATGAACGCCATGGACGAAACCGCTCAGTCCATGAGGGAGTTGTCCAAGGCAGTTGAGGACTCGTTTGGGAGACAAGACCGTGCGTCTGAGGAGTCTACCCGCCGACAGATTGATGCCACCGCGAGAAAGCAGAAGGCCGCGATTGGTGCACTTAGCGAAGAAGAGCAGCGGATTGAGAACAATCGAAAGCTTCTGGAAAAATATAAAGAAAGCATTACAGAAGCTGAACGTGCGTTTCGCAATTTAGAGACTGAGCAGTCTGGCGAGGCGTCTCGGGGTGGGGCCACAGAAGAAAAGGCCGCGCTAGCGCGTCGCGACATTCTTAATCAGGAGATGAAAGTCGCTCAGGAGCTTGCTGATCTTGAGGAGAGACGGAACAGGTCGCAGAAGAAGTTCGATGACGAGCGTGAACAGTACCTTGCTGATTTTCAAAGGACACGGGAGAAGTCTGAAGGAGACGCCGCTGCTCGCGGGCGGAAGGTGTTTGAGCAGGACATGGAAATGGCCGAAGGGCTGTTTCAGATTGAAGAGCGTCGTCGTAAGGCTCAGCAGGACTTCGAGATCGAGCGGGAAGGAGTTGTAAACCGCGCCGCTGACAATCTGTCGAAGACTCTCACACAGTACGAAAACGCTGCTAAGGCGACGGGCCGCATTAACGAAGAGTTGCAGCTTGCTCAGACCAAGGCGTCAGGGGACAGGGAAGCTTACCAGAGGGAACTGGAAGGTATTGTCGCCCGCGTCAAGCAACAGCGCGAGCAACTTGCCTCGGATATACGAACGAACCGCCCCACCTCAGAGGAAGGGGCTTCTCCGGAGCAGATAGCTCGTGTTAAAGAGTATAACGACCTCACCAAGCAGCAACGCACTCTTGTGCGAGAGTTGTCCTCTGTTCGTCGTCAGGCCAATCAAGACGCACAAGCAGAGCAGGAACGCGTCAATCGCTCTCTGGAGGAGACCCGGCAGCGTCTGGAACGGCTCAGCCGACTGGAACTAAAAGGCAACGTCAACGAGTACTTAAAGCGACTGCAAAGTGATTTTGACGCGGTTGACCAAAAGATCAAAGAGTTTGAAAACCGCTTTCGAGTTAATCCCAATCGTGGATCAGGTACCGCCGCCCCAGACGTAAACCAGCAGGCGGAGTACAACAAACTTCTCAAGGAGCAGGAAGCTCTAATCAACGAGGCGGGGAGAGCTACTCGAAAGCTCCGCTCGGAAACCAACCTTCACGCCAAACAGAATCAATCGTTCTTGGGTAGGGCTGTGGAGGACATCCGCCTCTACACCGCGTCTATGACGAAGATGATTCTTGTTATTCAGGGAATCATCCTTCTCGAACAAGCGTTGTTTGCCGCTCTGTCAGCGCCATTCAAAGCAGCCAAAAACGGACTCGACGTTCTCCGTGAAATGGAAGAGCGTCAGCACAGCCTTACGACGACCATCTTCGCCAACGTCGAACTTTCTCAGGATATGAGCGAGAACTTCCGTCTGTCGCAGCAAGCGGCTACGGAAACTCTGGCGATTCTCAGGCAGCGTGCCGCCGCAACCGGGCTGGGGTTGGAGGATTTGCAGAACACGTTCAAGGCTCTTACAGAGTCTGGGGCGGTTGGTCTCGTAAAGGATCTCCGCGAGGTCATAACGCTGACTGAGAAGTTCCAGGTTCTTCTGACGAACATGGGTTCCGGCCCTCTCGCTACCCAGATCTCCCTTGAGGAAGTAGCGAAACTCTTTCGCGGAGAACTGTCGGAGGGGGGAAACAAGTTCCTGACGATGCTTGGAATTTCCAATCGTCGCTGGGAGCAGATCACGGCCAACGCAAAAACTCATAGAGACCTGATTGCTCAGCTTACACCGTACATGCAGAAGTACGATCAGGCCGTCAAGGCGGGTGAAGGAACTCAGCAGAAGCTTATCAATCAAATAACGTTGCTGTTTGACATCATCACCAGTGACGCAACAAACAATCTGTTTTCGCGTCTTACGGCGGCTTTACAGTACCTGAACGAATGGCTACAAAAGAACAGCCCCGTATTGTCTCGTTGGTTTGCCCTGTTTGTGGACGGGCTGTCGTCAATTGCAGAAGGATGGGGTAGGTTGTTAAGAGCCTTTCCTCTTCTGGAAGAAGCGCTAAAACTAGTTGCTATTGCCGGAGTTGGTGTAACACACGTTCTTAAAGACATTTTGGCACTCGCTGAGTTTTCGGTAAAAAACTTCGAGTCAATGAAGAAGAACGGTTCTTTCTTACCGTCTAAAGAAGACTTTGAGAAGGCGAGGAAGGAATACCAAAAGTTTTCTTCAGATCTCGACAGGGACACACGCGCTGCCACAGACTTTATAATCAACGGAGTTGGGAGAGCACCGTTTGGTCCGACCAGAGAACAGTTGGGTGCGGGTCCGCTAGACATAACAGACCCTAAGGTTAAGCCCCCTGGGTTTGATAACAGGTCGCACCTGTCAGAGTTGTCTAAACAGTTCGCCACAGAGAAGCAGTTAATCACCAACGAACTAAATGCGATCAAAGAGAAGTATGACGACTTGCAGCAGGACATCAATCGTACGTTGTCTGATCGAGTGATATCGCAGCGTGACGCGTCAGCGCAAATAGTTAAAGCGAACGCTCAGGAGTTGTCTGAAATAGAAGTATTGCGCCAACGGGCGTTGAAGACAGTTGCAGACCAGCGGGGCAAAGTTCGTAACGATCCGGCGTTGGAAAAAGACAGAAAGCAGGCGCTGGAGACTCTGGCGAAAGAAGAACTGTCGATCAACGAGCAGTTCGAGAGAGAGCGTCGGCGCATCGAGAAAGAAAACCTCAACGCCGAAAGGTTGGCGAGTAGAGAGCTTCGTTCGGTTCTAGAGGAGCGGTTTAAGGGCAGACTCGAACTGCTGCAGCAGACGGCGCAAGCGGAACTCACTGAACTGCAGGAGCTTAGGCAGCAAGGATTTTTAACAGAGGTGCAGTATTTTGACGCTACCCTCGTCGCTGCCGAAACAAACCACAACGCCAGGCAGAGGCTGTTAAAACTGAGACTTGATTCTGAAGCAGCCGGATCAGATGAGTACGAAAGGCTCGTAAACGAGTACCGACAGACAGAGCAGGAGTACACAGAGCAGGTTCGGTTGAACACGAGAATCCGAGAACAATTACTGTTAGAAGAGCAGAACCGACGTACGGAATTCTTCCAACAACAGCGTTCTCTGGTGCTGGAGCAGCGGGCGCTTGAGGCAAGTATAACCGACGTTATATCTCAGCCTGTCGGCGTGTCGTCCTCTCAGACGGCTTTGCTGGACCTAAAGTCCAGAGAGCTTGACCAGTTGGAGAGAGAAAAACTCCTTCAACTTCAAGTGGCGGCAGCAAAGAACGCAGAGTCTGAAGAAACGCGGCGACTTGTTCTGGAGCTTAAGGGCTTGGAGAATCAGCGTCTGTCGTTGTTTCAGCAGAGGCTTGGACAGGTTGAAGCCGGAGTCGCTAACCCAGCCGTTCGCAATATTGAGCGAGACCGGGTCATTCAGGAAGAGCGTCAACGGCGGCAGGAACGGGTAGCGGGGGCGTCTGAGAATCTTAGGCAGTTCGACCGGGTGTTTGGGCAAAGCGACGACCCCGTGTTTCAGCAGGCGAGAGAGCAGTTTACAGAGGCTCTTGAGCAGGCAGGTAAGGAACTGTTGGAGTTCAACCAAGTTGTGGAATCCGCCGCCCCGTCAGTGAAGTCGTCTTTCACTCGGGTGTTGGACCTGCTGATTGGTCCGGGTGTTCGAGAGGCGTTTAGCAAAGCGGAAGATGGTGTTACGCGGTTCGCGATAGGAGCGAACGCAGCCGTGGACGCTCTGGCAAATATCGGAGCACTGGTTGATACGTTCAAGCAGGGCCGTGCGCAGGGAGGAATCCTTGGAGGTGTCGGCGCTGTGACGGGGCAGTTGTCTGGGGCGCTGTCGTTCATCCCCGGCGTCGGCCAGTTCCTGCCCGCCATCAGCGGGGTGTTGAGTTTTGTTGGTAGTTTGTTTGCAAACGCTGCAAAGAAAATTGCAGAGGATGTAAAGCGGAGCTTCGAAAAGACCATTGACCAGTATCGTTCCGGCAACGCAACGCTGGTCACAACGATTCAGCAACTGGAACGGCAGCGGTCAGAAGCGATTGCCCGACTTTCCGGAAAGAAGGGTGGTAAGGATCAATTAAAGGAGATCCTACCCGAGTTCGACCGGGAGATTGCGGAGCTTCGCCAAACACAACAACAGATTGTCACGGATTTTGATTCTGCCCTTCAGAGTCTGCGAATTCAATCCGACACTCTGAGTCAGGTTGACCGCCAGTGGCGTAGCATTAACCAACAGGTCAAGGACTATCTTGGCGCTGGGGGTGACGCCGCCAAAGCCGCCGAGTTCCTCCGGTTGTCGTTGGCCGATCTTCAAGCGGACCTAGCGAGGGAACTGGAGCAATCCGAAAGGGATGCCATTCAGGAAGTCTTACGGCTGAACGATTTGTTAAAACAGCGTCAGTCTCTGCTGGACGATTTCAAGCAACGTGAGTTCGACCTGATCAACGCCGACTCCATTGAGCGTCGTCAGGCAGGCTCCGTCACTCGGGGTAAAGAACTGGATCGACTGAGAGAAGAGCACACTGAGCAACTCAGACAGCTTGACGATCAGATCAGACTTACAGACCAGAGGGTGCAGAAGGAGCGAGAGATCTTTAACCTCTCGACCGACATCGCTGCGGTTCGCCGCCGCGACGAGGAGCTTGCCCTGAACGCTTTGGATGGTTACATTCAGAAGCTTCAAGATCTGAAAGCGTTGGTGGGAATGTCAGTGTCCTTTGCGCCAGCAGGGGTGGGCAGCGTGATTCAGATTGGCAGCGTAGACGTAGTGATTCAAGGCACTGGTACGCAAGCCGGTCAGCAAGCGGCTAACGCCTTCCTCGATGAAGTGTACCGCAAAGCGCGTCTGATTCCATGAGTGAGCTAAGAAAGTTTAACGAGGTGCACATCGGAGAGGACTGCTCAACCCTCTCCGGTGAGCACAACAACGGGCTGTTCCATGACTGTACTTTCAACAAACTGAACGGCCTCACCCTAAAGAACTGCGATCTCAACTGTTCCCGGTTCACCACCAGCAGTATTAAAGACGCACTTGATTTTACCCTCACGCTCAATTGTCACAGCTTTAACGACGTAGAATTATCCCCTCTTTTGTTTGATCTGCTCCTTGTTCTCATGTCTACCTCACGAGGGAACAATGAGAAGAGGAGGCAGTTGGTGGCGGTCGTCGGACACAGGCGATGGGAAGCCATCCAGAAGGTTTTGTCAGGAATTGAATAAATGCCGAACACGTTTACAACCACGCAAGTTGGTGCCAACTCTGACTACATCCGTTATGTCCACGGGGAGATGGTCAAGACAGACCGAAAGAACGAGTCCGTTACTCTTGATTTTTCCCTGGCCAAAATTGACAGCGACTACGTCGCTCTTAGGCGTGGTTCGTATATCGTAATTGATACCGAACAGTACCCCAAGTGGTTCACGGGGTACGTAGTCAGCGACCCGGAACTGTTCTACATTGGCAAGGACAGTACCACAAAGCAGCCGGTGTTTGGGCAGAAATATCAGGCAGCGAGTGACGAAGTATCCCTCTCCTTAAAACCTCTCGGGTTTGTTCCCCCGTTCCTCAACCGCACTCAGGGTGCCATCATCAAAACTCTTGTTGATCTTCTTGAGCCGGGTGTGTTCGACGTATCCAATATACAGGATGGCCCTGTCGTAGCCCAGTACTCCATAGACCCGAACAAGAAGTTTGCGGAGGTAATTCAGGAGTTCAGCAAAGCTTCAAACTTCCGTTTCTATGGACACGACAAGAAGCTCTACTACGTACCTCAGGACGCCAGCCCTGTCATTATCGACGCGGACAATACCCACTTTACCCCCTCCAGACTGACGCTACGACCGTCTCCGGAACCCATCGTTAACGACGCAATTGTTTTGGGTGAGATTGAACCCCAGAACTACGTGCACGAATACTTCATGGGCACTGGGCTGGACTCCGCTTTTCCGTTGATGTCCTCTGTCTTCGGCGTCGATTCATCGGTGCTGATTGACGAGATGTTCACTGGAGGGCTGAACTCCAGTGTGTGGACTCTGCAGAACCCCGCCCCCGGATACTTCACGGTGTCGGACGGTTATCTCAATTGCGCAGGTGGCACCGGTACGTACGGAGCCTACGTCCTATCTACAAACGCAATTCCCCTCGAAGGAAGACTTCGCCTTACCCACGGAGAGTTTGACTTTATCAGTGGGCAGGGTGTGGTGGGTGGTCTGTGGAAATCCGCCCCGTCGTCCGGTCTGTCCGGATGTATATACGGCATTAGCGTTAACGGAACCACGGTGAAGCCGGTAGTTGGCGGCTCTCTCAGTTCGAACAGCGTAACCATCGACCTTGCCAAAAGGTACGTCATTCGGACTGTTGCAGAGTTCAGCAAGACCAATCGAATGCCGCAGAGCTACAGTTATCTGGACTCGGCAGGCGTTCGGCAGGAGTACGAGGGAACCGCAGAGTCTGACAGCGTTGTCTGGTCTACGGTCATCTCCGAGATTGATCCGTCGAACGGGAGCCTTACCAACCAGTGGTTTTGGGTTGATGAGGGGACTGTCACGTCGAGCGAGTTGTTTGCACAGTATGCACCTATTTCTTCTACAAATCTCCATGCCACTGTTACCGGCATTACTATCAGCGTCCCACTGGCTGTATCACTGGAGCTTGCTACACAGTCGGCGCTTTCGAACTTAAGCCTTGACAACTGGTCCAATGGTGACCCGGACGGCTGGAATGGCCGGAACGAAGCGTACGAAGAGGAGTTCTTCTCTTATTCAGGTAAGGCTGTAAAGCTTCAGTACGTCGAGGGACAGAACACGTACCTGTACCAGAATGCCAAAGGCAAACTGGACGCCAACAAAGCGTACGTCGTCACGGCCCGCATGATGAAGTCGGTCGGAGCGTCCGGTACGGCCAAGATAATCATCTTCGGCACCGGAGTTCCAGAGACCGGGCTTTACGTTGACACGGCTGACCTAACGAGTTCAGGCTACACAGTCGTCACCGGAACCCTTACGACGGGGCTTGCCTCCATACCCGACGACCTTCAGTTTGTTCTGAGTTATACAGGTACAGCGGGTGCGGTGTGGATTGACGATATCAGCGTCACTTCAGAGTGGCAGTCTAGGGTCGTTGGTCCGAATGAACTGGACGCGCTTGACGGCTTCACCTCGGTGGCCACTGTGGTTGGGGGAACCAACGGAGCGGAGACGAAGAGCACGATGTTTGGAACCGGGCAGTTCAATCCCGGCCAGCATCAGCTTGTGTTCTTCAAAGACACCCTCAATCAGACATCCTCTATCGTCCCAAAGGGAACGTTCTTCCGGGTGTCGTATCGCAGCGCCGGTCCCGCTGTGGGCAGGGTGAGAAGCCAGGACAGTATAAACACAGAGTCTGAATCGTGGGGAGATAACGGCGTTCGGTCGTCGTTTCGCACCGAGTTGTCACCCCGCCCGCGCACGTCAGCAGAGTGTGAACTGGCGGCTGCGGCTGTCGTTGCGGAGAGTTCGGTCGCCCACTACGAGGGAACCTACGAGCAGTTCTCGACGTACTTCACTGCGGAACCAAAAGCCGGTGCCGTTCTGAAGATTACCAACGCCGAGTTTGCAGATCTTGTGGCAGAGGAAATCACTTCGGTCAGAACTACCTGGCTGAGCGCCTCTCAGAACCTATTCAACCACGTTATTGAGTTCGGTAAACCTGACTACCTGAGTAAACAGGTTACTCAGTTCTATAGTCCGCAGTCGTCGCTGTTTCAAAGGAGCGCGTCGGTTACCGAACTGACTAACGTGTACGGGGTCAGCGCTGGTACAGCGTTCGCCCCCGATGTAGTACACCCCCTAATCGTTGGTTGGGATCTGAGTGAGATTCACGTAGATGCTGGTCAGGATCTTGGCTCCGGGAAGTGCTTCGAAGTTCGTTACACAGACGAGGGGTGGGGTTGTGACGACGGAAAGAACCTTGTAGTTCGCTCTACGTCGAGAACGTTTAGTGTACCGCGCAACGAGCGTGGTCGTGTGTTCTTCGTTCGTCAGGTAAACTTCGGCAACTACTTTCTGCACTCCGAAAATCTGGCGTCTGCTGGAGTGACCGGGGTGACGAGGGCAATCGGCCTCAACCCTGACGGTAAGCAGTCTGAGATTGACACCGTAACGGTCGCAACTAGTAAGTCTATAACGGTTCCAACCCCGGCAGGAGTTTCCCGCTGTTTGTCTCTGAGTGTGAAGGGAACAGCGGGAGTGTCGCTTACTCTCACGTTCGGGTCTGCCTCAAAAGTAATCAAGCTTTGCGGGCAGTGGCAGAGAGTTTCTTTGGGAGTGAGCGGCGCAACACCGTCGTCGCTCGGTCTTACCTCCTCCAGTTCGGTTGCTCTGTCAATCACCAGAGTATCCCTTGAAGTAGGAACCACTGAAGAGAGGATCTACACAAAGGTCAAAGGGGAAGCGTACGGCCCGACATCGCGATACTCTGCGGCGGTCAGGGTTGAGTTCCCTCTCGACACAACTGAAATCGCGGAAGAGCTTGTAGCTCCCGGCGACGTTACGCTTGGCGCGGCTCACCTCGATTGGGAAGAGCGGTCTGGTGTGTGGCACGCAGTCATCACTGTTCCGGTTACACCACCGGAAGGTGACGCCAACTTCGACCGTTTGTTTGTGTTCCTTCAGGCACCGGACGACGCGGTTGAAATCGGGGCAGGGAAGACCGGCCTGTCGGAAACAGAGGCGGCGTTCTACATTGACGATGACTCAAACGTGGCGTCAAAGATGGTGTCTCTGTCCAAGCCCGAACTCCAGTTCGAGCAGCGGTGGAACCCTGAAGAGCCTGTAGTAAAGGTCGCTTACCCGGAACCGAAACAGTCAGAAGACTGGCGAGTGATTGTCGTTAGCGGTTCGAAGTATGTTCGCAACCCCCTGAACAGAGCAGACTCTAACAATCCTTCCCCGAGTGTGAAGGTGACTGTTACGCCTCACGATGCCGGGGCTAACGGGTCGGAGTGGTTCCCCAACGCACGCAACGTTACCGGAACGATGGAGTATGTCAACCGTCGCGGCGCGGAGCAGTGGTGGAGGTGGAAGCTTTCGTGGGAACACCCAACGGAAGATCCCCGGTTCAAGGACATCGCTTACTGGGATATCATCCGGTTCGCTCCCGATATTCCGAACGACCCCGGCACCCCTGAAGACGACAGGTATGCACTGGTCACTGGGGAGCCTGTCTCCCGTACTCAGTATTCTCTGGACGGGGAGTGGAAAGTCCCGGAGGTAGAGACAGACTACACCGTCTACGTACGGCCTCGCGGGGAAGACGGCAAGGTAAACTCCGTTGTTCACGGGGTAACCGGATCGTATACGTTCTCGGTTGTCAGGCAGTCTGGTGCAGGTGGGCAGGAGAACGCCGATCTTGTCACCAACGAAGCTGCGACGTGGGAATACGACATATCTCCTGCTACGGGCAGGAAGGTGATCGAGATCACGGCAACGTGCACCCTCCCGGAAGGTAGTCTGGACTTCGGCGGGTACTTCGTAGAGCATTGGCGGTCGGACTACCCGGAGCTTGGGTGGAGAGCGATCACAGACACCAGTTCTGTGGCAGAGAGGATCATCTATATTGAGCACCTCCCTTCAGCGCCGATCACTGTAAAGCTTCGCTGGATATCGGTGGACGCGGATGGTAATCCTAACACTTATGTCGAGGGCACAACCCCGGAAGTAAGCCTTGACATACAACCGCCTCACGTGTCTGTGCCTGTCAGCGACGTGACCGGGTTCTCGGTCGCGTACACCTACATGGGATCGGACTACTACGGGAAGGAGGCACTGCTCCTCACACCGACGTTCACTGCTCCCAACGACCCAACTTGGGCTTTTATTGAGTTCTGGGCGAAGAGGGAGGATGGGAACTGGTACCTGCTCGGGTACCCGAATCAGGGCGGGTTGCCGGGAGCGGCGATAATTGAGCATCTTCCGGAGACAGAGTATGAATGGGAGTTCAGGGCTGTAGCGCAGGACACCAACTCCCGTAACAGGGACGGCGAGGTAACAACGGTTCCTCCGTTGTGGCCGACCGGAACCCCCGGTTTCTCGTTGACCATACCGCCTCCGTCAGGAGCGCTCGACGGTAATAAGATAGCCAATATCCCGGCAGCGGCCCACGCAGCAGGGCTGTCGATTACACACCTTGTGTCGTCGCTTCCCGCGATGCCAAACGCGGCTTACCCTACCGGTACCCCAGTGGTACTGACAAGCTCTACGCCGTACAAGTTGTATCGCAGTACGGGTAGCGGCTGGACCGCTGCCGTGGACGCCATCGACATTCTGAACGCTAATACGATCATCGCTGGTAATGTCGTGGCCGGGGCGATTGGGACGACTCAGTTGTCCACCAACGAGATCCTTGTGGGTCCGGGAAGTGGTAGACCAGTAAGGTTTGTAGTGAGAGACTTGCTTGGAACCCTGCTGTGCATGGTTGGAGAGGACCAAGGCATTCCGTACCAGGGGGCGTATTTTAGGAACATCAAGATTGCTCCCGGCATTCTCAGTTCCAGCCCAAAGTTGGAGTGCAACGGCTCAACACTAGAGATGGTTGGAGGAACGTTCACTCTATCGTTGAATAGTGTTATTACCAAACTTACAAATGAGTTCGCTCATGGGTTTGTTGCAGGACTGCAAGTTTACACCACTAGTAACACCAACATGGTGATAGTGAGACCTGGGGCGATTAGTATGCACCCGACTACGTCTTCTGGTACAAACTTCAGTTTGATCGCTAGTTCTTCGTCTGACGCCTCAATGGTGTTGTATACGAGTGGAGGATCTGAAAGACTTCGTTTTGACGCAAATCCATTCGGAGGTGTAGTGTCTGTCCGAGACGATTCTGGTAACATAACAGTTCAAGTTGCCGGATCTGGCATTCTTCTAAGCGGAACAGGGGCCAACGTCTCCGTCAACGGGTCGTCTGGTTGGACCGGTTTTATTGGCTACACCAAGAATGATGGCGTTAGTACAGGTACTATTACTGTGAACGCCGGAATTATCACGAACGTCACATAGTTGTTACCTGAGGAAGATCGTTTGAGAAGTGGCGCGAATGGTCTCCTCAACTCTGACTTCTCCCACTATGTAGCCTTTTGGGTTGGGGAAGGTTATCTTTACGGGGAATCCGTTCGGGCACCCGCGAGGGTTAGGCCATGTGGTAGCCGCCTTGGACACCACACCGTGACCGTCGAACACAATCCCCACCAAGACAGAAACGACAGAGCAGTTACTCGTTCTTAGGAATACGTCTACTTCGTTCTCAGTGACCACTAGGAGAACGTTAACGTTTCCGACAGTTTTTTCTTGGGCGATAGGTTCGTGACCAGCACCCGCGTTCGCTAAAACGCCGGAAACAAGACACAAGCACAGAGTTTGGAAAAGTTTCATACAACCCAAACCTATCACACACACGGTTCGTGTGTCAACACAATTTTAGGAATGTAATGCCCCTTTCACTTTATCAGATAAGCCGAATCAGCAGCAACGAGGACGCACTCAGCCGGGTACGTGTTGTGATGCGGGCGGCGGCGTTCTACGTTAGGACGTTGCCCCTTCCGGCAGAGGCTACACCGGAACAAACCAGCCTCTACAAAAAGCAGCAGGCACTGGCGTACGGCATCGGCCTCTACTCCAGTCACTACGCAGTGTTCGCCACGGAAGCGTTGCTGCAGATCCCCGCCGTTGAAGCGGTTGCAGAGTATCTCTGTAAACCACCGGGTGGGGAAGACGGGAACACAACAGAGCAGGAAGAAGCCCTCGACATAGTGTTGAAGGCGGAAATGCCGGGAGTTCTTGAAACTCTGGCCGTACTTCTCCCTGAACAACCTTAAGGAAAAATCTTAGATGGAAAACAACAGTACAGTACGCATTCCGCTGAGTGCGGACCTTGCGGAGACTTTGCGGGACAACCACGCGACGGTCGAGAAGATGAAGACGATGATCGAGGCCATCGCCGTGACCGACCAGAAGACGATTCAGCGGCTGGCGACAAAAGCGGGCGTTGATCTGAACAAAGCTCGCACCTGGTCGTACGACGGAGACACCCTCGTGTTTCACATGACGGCTGAGATGCCACCCCAACCCACCCCGGTAGCCCCGGCACAGGAGTAACGTTATGGCCTTAGCGCCGTACTTCGCAGACATGGCCGTGGACGCTAACGGCAAACGGTACGTCACCCCCACCAAGTGGGACCAGATGATGGATAACTTCATCAACTGGAAGTTTAGTGTGAACGGTGGCGGCAACACACTGAGCAACGTCGTTATTGAGACCGTGGGGGGTGTGAAGCTTCATGGTGCGTCGGCAGTACCGGAAGTAGTGCTGTACAACGGCGGCGGCGTGTCTGAGTGGTCAATTCGCCAAAAGTCGGATCATTCCATGGCGCTTGCCCGGTATGTTGCCGGAACATACACCGACCTGCTCACCCTCAGTGCGGTTGGAGTGATTACGTTTCCGAACGGGTCTTTCGAAGTCGGCTCGGAAGTAAGCGGTGGGTCGTTCGTGGATTTTCACACACGGCATAATACCTCTACCAGTGGTTCATGGACAGATTACGCGGCCCGCATCTTCCGGAACGAGGGCGACAACGGAAACTTCCAAATCATGCAGCGCGGGTCCGGAAGCCTCGATCTTCTGAGCGTCGATGCGGGATGGATTTCGCTCTACACCAACAATATTGCGCGGGCAACGATAAACTCTGACGGCCTGTTGACGGCTAACTACCGATTGGCCGCGTACAACGGCACGTTCGACGGAGGCATACACACTTTCCCGCCAGGGCAGTGGTCTGGTTATTTCATAAATTACAGCGACAACGGCGGCGAGGGTGCCGTCGTCATCGGAGGGACCAGAGCCTCTGAAGACACGCTGATAATGCTGGTCGGGTCGATGAATGACGTATTCGGGGCTGGGGTGTTTCACACGTTCTTCAGCATTGACGGAATAGGGCAGATCTTTATGCCGCACCTGAGAACCTCCACCAGTTACACGGACGACGCGGCAGCGTCTGCGGGTGGCGTGGCACTTGGACAGCTTTACCGTAACGGCTCACAGGTTATGATTCGGGTCAGTTAAGGGGTTGACACACGACACGGGTGTGTGGTATACTTATTTGTAGGTACACGTGTACTTGACGGCGCTCAGACTCTGTGTCAGTCTGCAGCGCCTTTCTTTTTGGGAGCGATATTTTGCCCCGACTTGACAACAAAATAGACATCGGCACCATCGTCCAGATTGTTGTGACACTGGTGCTGGTTGGAATCGCTTACGGCACGCTGGACGCAAAGGTGGCTCATATTGACACCAATGGTTCAACAGCCGTTAAGACGTTGCGTGAGGACATATCCAAGCTCGTCGTAGCGATAGCCGTACAAACAGAAGCAACAAATTCATTGAAAGAGCAGCTTGTGCTGGAGAGGGCGGAACGGGTTCGTCTCATGGAGCAACTGCAGAGTATGCAAACGAAATGAACAACAACACGCCCGTCACAGCGCAGGAAGTGGCCAAAGCCTGCGAACTGCTGCGAGCCAACGGCATTAACCCTCTGGAGGCTACGCGGGGACATATCCGGGGGCTGATGAACATTGGAGATCGACGGAGCAGAACGATCAAGGAGTGGATATCACGCGGTGGAATTCCTGAGATCGCGGCCCCGGCCACAACGTTTGACCAAGCGTACGCCGAGTACAAGAACTGGATTGGGATGTCGGGGACTCACAAGACCCCCGCCGCCCCCACGCTTACTCAGGAACGTTTGAAGATCATATCAGCCAGTGATTTTCATGTGCCCTTTCATCACAGAGGAGCGCTAAAGGCTTTGCTGGAGGAAGCTCCTTCTACTGACCTCCTTGTGATACCCGGAGATTTTCTCACGTCGTGGTCCTGGTCCCGCTGGCCTAAGGGTAAGAAAGAGACTGAACCCCTGGAGGAATTCAGGGAGGGACAGGCGGTACTGACGCTTCTTGCCGAGTCTTTCAAGAGGATTGTGGTCTTCGGCGGGAACCATTGCCACCGCACGAGGAAGTACCTGGCGGAACGGCTTCCTCCGGAAGTCATGTCTTACCTGGCGGTTACGGCCCCCGGCGCTCTTAACCCCCTGTCCTTGATGGCTTCTGAACTGAAGAACGTGGAGATTGCCGAGTCCATTTCCAAGGACCACGCTACGTTCGACTTTCTTTGGCAGCACGGGGACTGCGTGTTTAGTCACGCGGAGAAGTACAGCGTAATACCTGGTAAGGCGGCTACAGGCCCGGTGCTTCACTGGTTGAAATCTTTTGCAGAGCCGATGGGGATAGTGAAGAACGTACGCACCTTAGTGCAAGCGCACACACACCAACTTTCTTACGCTGTGGCCGACTTCGGAGTGTTAGCCATTGAGTCGGGTTGTTTGTGCGAAGTAGAAAGCTACATCGGGGACGCAAAGATTATGTCGCCCCGCCCGCCAACTCTGGGGTGGGTAGAGATTCATCAGACTAACGGCAGAACGGATTGGCGCATGTCTCGACCTATTCCGGTAATGCCTTAACACATCTATTAGGTGCAAATGAGAACAGTATTGATCGGAGTGGGAAGCCGCGCTCGCCAAGGGAAGGACACCGTTGTCAAGACCATCATCGAGCACTACGCCCACATTTACGACGTGAGACGCTTCGCGTTCGCGGACGAACTGAAACGGGAAGTGGAGGAAATCGGAGCGTCCACCATCGCGTTCAAGTTCGGCGTGCCGCTAGATCCTAACCCCCCGATGGACGACCCGCTATGCCCCAACGGTAAGCACTCCAGAGTCCTTCAATTCTGGGGAGAGTACCGGCGCAAGCAAAATGATTTTTATTGGGTTACCAAGCTCAAGGCCCGCATCGAGCAGGAGAAGCCGCAGTTTGCGCTGATTAGCGACATGCGCTACCTGAACGAGAGAGCGTTTGTCAAAGCCAACAAGGGCTACACGATAAAGGTATACCGCCCCGGCTACGTAGACCTTGCAAGAGACCCTAACCACATCTCTGAAACTCAGCTTGACAACGCTGTGTTCGACTACACCATCATCAACAACACAACACTGGAACAGTTGCAGGCAGACGCTCTGCAAGTCTTCGCTTTCATCTGCTCGGACCTTAACCCTGTCACGGAGGCGGCGGCGTGAAGAGATATAACCTGACCATTCTGGTCGAGCGGGAAGGTATGGACGTGCTTGTTGAAGTAGAACAGGCTGAGTTCAGCGAAGCGGGACTGGCGCATTTGCCTTCCATCGTGAGCAGCATGGCCTGCCTGGTAGATCAGCAGATTGAACTAATGGAGCAGGCTGGTTCGACGGAGGTAATTCACTGATGAGTAATGACTGGAAGGACTACCCCCGCCACTTCAGGAGCAACAGAAAGCCTCTGTTCGACACAGGCAACAGAGAAGGCTACGAAGAGATTAAGGACGGAGCCAAGTTCGTAGCGGGCAAAGTAGCGAGTGGGTTTAAGAAGTTGTTCGGCAGAAAGAAGAAGGATGAACCATCCGTTTAACCAAACTCTATACGAGGCCCTCCTCCTGAGAGAAGACGATAGCGACGACCCGGACACCCAAACCGTGTGCGCTGTAGATAACGGCACCCAAAGTGTGGTGATGGCCGCAAACATGCTGCCTCCTGGTGTGGACCCCACAAAGGAAAACACCAGCCGCCCAGACAAGTATAACTGGATTAACCACGCAGAAAAGCGTGTTCTCTGCAAAGCTGCCCGAAGAGGTTATCCCACGGAAGGCGCGGTAATGTACCTGAACTGGTATCCATGTGCTAACTGTGCGTCGTGTATCAGCGAGGCTGGGATTGCCGTTCTCTACTGCGACCAGGATCGGTATGAAGAACGCAAGAACGACCCCCGGTACGACTTTTCAATGGCAGCAGACATTTTACAAAAGGGTGGAGTGGAAGTCCGTTGGGTACCAAAGGAGACAAAAAACTGAGTGTGGCTTTACCTACCATCAATAACATTAGCTTCTGCACAGGAACAGGAATGCTCGATGAGGGATTCCGACTCGGCTGCGAGTACCTCGGAGTGGGGAGGGTACGAACTGTGTGTAACGTCGAACGGGAAGCCTACGCTGCGGCCCTCCTCGTGGCGAGGGATGGAAAGCGCGGCCTTGGATAAAGCACCTGTCTGGTCTGACGTTAAAACCTTCGACGGTAAGCCATGGTGTGGCTTCGTGGATTCAGTCACTGGAGGTTACCCCTGCCAGCCGTTTTCAGTTGCGGGTAAACAACTCGGCACCGCAGACCCCCGCCACGTCTGGCCCCACATTGCTGAAAGAGTCAAGGAGATCAAGCCGCAGATCTGTTTCTTCGAAAACGTTCGGGGACATCTTCGACTCGGATTTCGAGAAGTACGGGATGAGCTTCGATCAATGGGTTACGGCGTTAGGGCGGGCCTGTTCACAGCGAACGAAACGGGCGCGAACCATGAGAGATACAGACTCTTCATTTTGGCGTACGCCGAGAACCCCGACCGGAGGAACGCAGCCACTGGAGAGACCGGGGGTGGAGAACCCCCGAATCAAGTTGCAGGACCAAGTGGAAGAGTGGATCAAGAAGAATGCGTGGTCTACACCAGCCGCAAGGATCTGGAAAGGCAGTGGTCCAGCGGTTACAAGGAAGGACGGCAAGAGCCGCATGGACATGCTGGACTGGCAGGTAGAACAGGGCTTCCCGTCTATACTTACGGACCCGGAGAACTTTCCAAGTGGGCAGAAACTCTCACCGAAAGACCGGACCTCGCGCCAGCGGTTAAATCCGGCGTTCGTCTGCTGGCTGATGGGGTGGCCTGCGATGTGGACGAATATCGTAACGAACAGCTTATGTGCGGAGGAAATGGAGTTGTACCGCTGCAGGCTGCTTACGCATTTGTCACACTTGTTCGCTCAGCAGGAATCGCTTGACACACAAGAGGCAGCGTAATACTGTGGCAAGGACATCAAACTTTCGGGACATGACAGGGAAGATCTGCGGTCAATGGACAGTGGTGGACATCGCGTCCAGTGATAATAACGGCGTTAGCTGGAACTGTATCTGTTCGTGTGGCCGGTACGGTGTTGTGAAAGGTGTGGCGCTCAGAAATGGTCACTCAACTCAGTGTAAGTCGTGCTCAACAACTAACCAGCGGACGCGTCACGGGCACGCGAAGACAAACAACCTGACACCAACCTTTAGGTCATGGTTGAACATGCGCAGCAGGTGTCTCAGTCATTCAGATTCACGCTACAAGGATTACGGTGGAAGAGGTATCACTGTCTGCGACAGGTGGAAGGAGTCGTTTGAGGCGTTTTTAGAAGACATGGGTTTGCGCCCGTCTCGCGGGCATTCGATTGAGCGCGTAGATAACAACGGCCACTACGACCCCGGAAACTGCCGATGGGCGACACGAAAAGAGCAACAGAACAACCGAAAGAACACCCGGTTCATATTGTTGGACGGTGACAGAGTGGCGCTAACCGACGCCGCAAGAAGCTTGGGTGTGCGCAAGGACACGCTGCGATATTACGCAGACAAGCATCAGAACACCTTGACAACAGATCTACTGAGTAATGTGAAACGGTCAGGCGGTCTTCGAGGCGAACCATGAAGTGTGAGTGTTGTAAGAAAGAAGAACTACAAATAGTCAGACCGGGAAAGCAGCAATGTCCGTTCTGCTACACGTGTATTCGCTGCGGCTGGTGCAAGTGCAACAGCGCATTGTTTGGTGGTTGCAGGTGTGAAGACAATGACTGACGCCTACTACGAACAGGAGCACACCGATTGTGGCGGATCAATTGTACTTGTAATGAGACCAAAGACAGGTGAGTGGCGGCTGTGCTGTCGAGGCTGCAAAGACTCGTGGCAAGTTACCAGCCCGCTCCTCCCAATAGCCCAACTTCCGAAAGACTTCACGACAGCAAAGAGTTTACTCGATCAACACAAATGATGTTCACAGTACAGAAAGGTAGGAAGGGGCTGCTCATGGGAGAGCTTCGCCTCTTCCTCGAAGACAAGGTCCAGGTAGAGAAGTCCCCTCAGGACATAGCGTCGGACCTAAAAGCCACATGGCTGGAAGAAGCTCGTAGCCGTGGCTTTGAAAGGGACGGAGAGTTCCACATAGAGAGGCAGGGAGACCTGTTGAGGCAAGGCGTCCACGTCACCATGGTCGCGTTTATGAAGAGGATGTGATGGGAGACCTTAGCAAGAACTTCAATAGAAAAGAATTTGCTTGCAAGTGTGGGTGTGGGTTCGATGAGGTGAACCCCGCCCTCATCATTACAATGCAATGGTTCCGCGATTACGTGGACAGGCCGGTCGTAATCCTGTCTGGTTGTCGCTGCTCAAAGCACAACAAGGCTGTGGGAGGGGTAAAGGAAAGCTTCCATACTAAGGGTATGGCGGCGGACATCCGCATACCCGGAGCATCTGTCGAAGAGCTAAGAGATCTTGTCGAGAACTTTGGAAGGTTTAACGGGGTGGGGTTCTACAAGAGGAATGGGTTCGTCCACGTGGACGTGAGGAAAAAGCGGGCGAGGTGGAACGGCTAACCCTTGTCGGGGTCCAACCGCCGACGCTCCCATGCCCGCTTCATGGAGGCACTTCTTGTGTCGGATCTGGGAGAAGTTAAAAGATCCTTAACCTTCTCCCGAGTGTCCTGCTCGACGCCTTTGTAGTGCTCAAGCGCCTTGATGGTTTTGTCCAGTTCTTCGCGTTGTTCTCTTAACCACTTAATCACTGTGTCAAGGGTCATTCAGTCCCTCAACTTTAACATTCTCAGGCTCTTGTTGTATAGACCTATTAACGGTCTAGAACCGCAGTACTAGGTCCAGCCTCGTTCGGCACTTCCTTTCGGAACTGCTTGAACCCCTTGAAATTCCCAATAAATCCTTTATAGTGAACGGCCAAAGCTACGTGCTCAAGAGGACTTAAATGCCTCGGGTCGTTGTTTCCTTCTTCTCTCACCGCCAGCCTGTTGAATAATTCAACATCCCGTTCGATTGTAGACTTCTTTCCGTTCTCCGGGAGCAAGTAGCTCACCCTTGCGCATCTCGCCGCCGACACCTTCTTCAGTGTTTCAGTTTCGTTACCGTCTTCGTCGTCAATGAACGGGAGATGCCAGTAGCCCGGTAGGAGGTTCTGTACCACACCTCCGTTCCACCCAAATTCCTGCCGCCAGTACTCCCCGTGCCCTCTCGCATTTACCAACCACTTTACCTTGTCGGCCTGCTCGTGCATCTGATTGGCAAGGGAGGCAAAGTGTGGCTCGGCCATACGGTGATCACGCAGCCAGAAGAAGTTCTCCACCTCAGTGGCAGAGAAAATCTGCTCGCACCACATCCACGGCTCTATTAGCCGGTTTGATACCTGCTTGTGAACTCCCAGCTTCTCCATTCCCCACGCCGACGCCGCACAAACATAGCGTGGCATAGACCACAGTTTCTTCGCCGCCCACCGTTTCCAGCCTGACAGTTCATCCCCCGCCTGCATACCGGATTGCAACTCACCAATGTGTGAAGGAATAAACGGATCGTTCAGCACAGCTTTGCGAAGTTTCCTGCCCGGTATGGCGCGGCTGGACGAGGTGTTACGGCTGTTGTGTACCACAAGACCGTTCGCTACAAAGTTTGGGAATTCCCCGGATATTTCAAAGTCGTACGTGTCCTCAAACCCAGCACTGATGACACCTGTTACGGTTTCCCAGCGAACTCGTAGTGGAACACCTTTTTGCCAGCCTTGAACTTTGTGCTGGTCTTTATGGCACGGGGGACATACGACGCAACAGTTACTAATATCACACATCAAATCGGGGTGAGTCCAGACAGGTTTCTTATGGTGCACATGGTCCGCCTCGTTCACTGGAGTAGGGCAGAAATAGCACTTTCCGTCCTGAGCTTTTAGGAGACCGGGTTTCACGCCCCGGTTCCATTGGCATTTCCAAACGCCGTTGACCTTTCTAGGTTGCTTTCTAGGAGGTTCCTCGGAACAAAAACGCCCAGCTAGTTTGTCTGTAAAAGGAACTAGCTCCGAAATACTTTTCCATCCAGAATCCGTTAGCACTCTATGGTCGCCGGATGCCTTAATAGAAGACCCTGCGTCTGTCATCACCAGAAAGCATTCCTTTTTTCCAGAGTAAAAGCAATCCTTGACCGTGCTGTTCTGGTACTCCGTTGTCTGCTCATTTAGCTGTCTTATTCTCATTCGAGACAGACGACCGCGAGCACTCTGTTTGTTCACACCTACTTGATCAGTGACGTATTCTATGAAGTCAACGCCTTTGATGTAGGTTATGCCGAATCTTCTGCGAGCTGAGAAGTCTCTTTGCTCACCTTTGAGCTTCCCTTGTTTCACCAGCGTGTTTAGGTTCTCTCTTCGGGCACCAGTAGTTGCTGACAGCTCTTTCGCCGTGTATTCGCGGTTAGGGTCAACGTTGTCAATGTTGTACTTCCCACCGCGTGGCTTGTTTCTTCTGGGCGCTGACCCGTTGTGCCATTTCTCGTAAAAGTTCTTGGCGGTTATAGTGTACAGCCGTCGATACCCTGAACCAGTCTGCCCACTTGGATGGTCGAAAAACAGTTCAGTGTCTCCAGAAAGGCAAGCCATCCGATGCGTGTTAATTTCCGAAAGTATTATCCTCGGGAAGGTCAGCTTCCAGCTATAGAGTGTGTCTCCCGTCCAAGAATTGTGGGAGGCGAGCAGCAGTTCTGCCTTAACTTCTTTACTCACAGCCCTGTACTCACAACGTGTTTCGCTACGTCAACAGCCTCTTCCAGGCTTTTGGTTCGGAAGGCGCAGGCCTGGCGTACAAAGGCGTGGTCGTGTACGTTACCATCCTCCATAGCGAGCACAACAGGTTTCTGCATCTCGTAAGCCCATGCAAGCTCAAAGACGCTGCCTATGGAAACTCTCTTTGCCCCAATAAAGTTTGCTAAGATGACATCTGCGCGGCGTACGTCGTTGAAGTCTCTGGCAACAATTGCCTGACCTGTACTGAGGGTGGTTCCGTTGTAGTTGTCTGTCAGGTTTGCCTCGCCTTTTAGGTAGCCCTTCCCTCTCATCGGGCTGATCGGAGTTAACCACGATGGCAGCAGTTCCCCAACAGCCGTGTAGTACGCCACGCATTCCTCGTAGGACAGGCCTGTGATCGGGCCGCACAGATATATGTAGTATTGTTTGTTGTCGCTCATCTACTCTTCTTCGTTCCCTTCTTCCAGTCCGGCCACTCCTCTACCCTCTTCGCCGCCTTTTCCGCGTTAGCCCAGAACTTGTTGCGCCTTCTCTGTTCCGCCGCCCGAAACAGTGGGTGACTTCTTAACTTCTCAAGTAGAGACAAGCACCGACCGTGGGCGTAGAAGCGGCTTTGCATTTCGTCTAGAACACCGGAGTGGCCCATGGCGTCGATTAGAGAGGCAACAATGTCCATCACCTCTTCTTCCTGAAATAGCGACATCTGACTCATTTCTCAGCGAACTCCACTTGGCACTGGCACTTTTCGTAGGAGAAGCCGTGCATGAACCCGTAGGTACCGAGGAACGAGATTACCAGTCCAATGGGGCCAAGAGAGGATATGAACCCAGACACAAACTGCCCTTCCCTTACACTCTCATTCCACTCTGCTTCGGTACTCCGAACGGTGGGGTACTTTATTTCAAGCGTGTTTAGAAACGCGCATGCGTCAGCGTTGAGTGCTCCGAAGGCAACGACGCAGCACAGAATGTACACCAGAGTTATCACTACCTTTTCTTTCACCTCGTCACCTCCTGATATACGTACACCCCAGCAAAGAATAACCACGCAGCCACCGCTACCCACATGCCAAACCGCAAGTCTTTACTCACCTTTCTTACCCCACACCCTGTCTCTCATACGTCGCCACCACGGAGTGTTGGCTCGGTATTCCACCGCTGCCTTCGCCTTTTCTAAAGTTTCGAAATGCCCGAGATGGGTTATGTTGTTCTTCCACGCAGAGTATAGATTGTTTATGCTCAGCGTCAATACTAAACCTTGCTGTTTGCCTCTCTCGTCAACGTATCTTTGCTCTAATCCGTATTCGTCGGCTTTCAACCACTTCTTCACGCGTACACCTCTTTCACTTCAAACCTTTCTGCCCGGTCGTCCTTCATAGACAGCGCCATAGGAATAAGCCACTTGACATTTGGCAGACACGCCGCCCCCAACTTGTCCACGTAGGTCTTGATGATTTGCTCTTCCTCTGCAGAGTGTGCGGCGTTGTAAGCGGCGGTGTCGAACGCAGAGAAGAAGTGCACTACAAAACCATCACCGGACAGCACACAGAACTCCTTCCACGTCTCTACGTCTACCCCCGCCTCTTCCTTGAACTCACGGCGCATGGCTTGTGCTGGCGTTTCTCCACCACAGTCGCATGGGTTGAAATTTGGTGTGTCAATGTCATTAGCAATTGTGCGGATAGCGCAGTTTCCGTCATGTCGCCACGAGTCGATCTTCCCGCCTACAGCGTTAAGCTTTCCCTTCTGCCACTCCGGTTTCGACTTCCGAACGAGGACTACTGAGTAGCCCCCGTTGTTGAATAAGAACCCTGCTACATAATGTGTCAAGTAGTTCTCCCTAGAATCCGTAAAAGAACGGCGGTAAAAGAATGATTGGTTCGTCTTGCATTATTTAACTACCTCCAGACTGTCTTCATTTCTTGCCCTCAAATAACTACGCAGATCATCCCGAAGTTGAACTTTGTTGCCACGAAGTTGGTACAGTCCTTGAGCGTCTCGCTTCAAGTCTGTCGTCGGGTCGTATTGATTGTTGGTGTAGATCTTCCAGCGGCTACCGTATTGCCTGTCCGTCTTGCGACCATGCCAGTGGTGGTTGATCAGGCCGTCTACGTAGCCGATGTTCTTGTTGAGCAGCAGGGCGTTCTCCTGCCACAGGTGAAGGTGCTGTTTGAACTCAGGCGATACCTTGCCTATGTCCATGCGGCGGTCAGGTCCGGAATGGTCTACGGTACCTAACAACGCACAGGCCATGTGCCGGTCAGCCCCGCCGCATATGGCGAAGTCCAGCAACCCTCCCATGGTGTCGAGCGCTGTCTTACGCGCCGCCCATGCGTAGCCTGGATGCCCGTCCACTGTGTAGCCGAACCTCGTGGGCGTAGTGTCAAAGTTCGGGCTGTTGTAGTACGACCACACAAACCCCTGGAATTGCTTGTCAAGGGGTTCGTACTTGGGGCCGACATCCTGTGCGTGGCTGAACATCTGAACCACGTCGTAGTGCTGCAGTTGTTGCAGAGTTTCGTACGCCCAGTCGCTTCGCACGAAGGTAAGGTCCGCGTCTACCCACGCCAGGTACTCGGCGTCGGGCACTTCGCTGAGAACGTGAGCGAACAATAGGTTCAGGGCGTTCTCTTTGTGCCAGATCTCGTCACGGGTACGAAGCTGGAGGTGGTGAGGGTTGTCCCTCTCGGTGAGGACGAACGGCCTGTTCCCGAACGCCACTTCCACCAGCCAGAAGTCAACGTGTGGGCCGTCGTTCTGAGCGACGAAGTTCTCGTAGAGTTTGTAGCGGGCGCTGTATCTGACCGGGTTGCTGATCATCGTACAGACATGGAGCTTCGCCTCCCCGGTCAGGGTGGAGGCGAGCGGTCTGCTAAAGTGTGGCGCTGTTGGTTGATAGAGCATTAGGGCAGGTTGGCTGGGGCACGGCTACCCATCGTTTCGTTGCCGTGGTTTTTGGAGATTGCCTTGTATGAGTGACGCTTGGAAATGTTGCCGCAACTCCAGCCTTCTCCGTAGAAGATCGGGGTGAGTGTTTGGGAGATGATTTTCTTACCTATCCCACACCCGTCTTTCGGGCATGGCATATCAGGGTGTTTCGTCCCTTCTGTAATTGTGGTGAAGAATCTCTCGAACACTTCGCCACATTCGTCGCATTGATATTCCAGTATCGGCACCCTCTTACTCCTCCGTCACTTTGTAAGCAAGGTGTGAAACGGGGCGGTAGTACTGCGGGTCGAGATCATCTCGCGTATACGTTCCCCCCGAGTACTCCTGAGGGAACAGCGCCACAATCATGTGGCCTTCCGTCTCGTTCCCGTAGCAGTCGTAATCGTGGTTGGTAACCATGAACAGAACGTCTTCTGTGTCGTTCAGAAGTCTGCTGAAGAACACATGACCAATACAGGTCAGTAGTTCCGGAAGGATATCCGTATTGTTGCGGTCACCAATTATTGATACTGTAGTTTCGTTCATGCGTTCTCCTGTGCATTTTTGAGATGGTCGATCACGCCATCGACTTGTAGTACACGCCGCTCGATCTGCGTTTTAAGGGTGTTCCTGACGGCGCCGGACGCGAAGTCCTTGGGGGCGATGGCTATCATGGCGGCGGCTATAGTCACCAACTCCTCACGAATGATTTGTAGTTCTTCAATCGACTCTTTGATGTATTGGTTCATGCTGCTTCCTCAGACTCTGTAGTCTCGATGTCTACAACTCCTGGGTAGTTCAACAAATTTATCGAGCGCTACAACAATTGCGCAGTAGTTCTTATTCTTTGGTTTCTGCAAGTTCATTTGTTTGGTCTGTACTCCAGTGTTTTAGGACGCGTAACAGAATGAATACCTAAGTGGCCCTCCAACGCCCATAACTTGTTTTGGAGTTCACGAATCCAGTCGTCGTGCCAAGCGAGCCTACTTTTTAGGTCGCTTATTTCTCTTTGTAGTTCGTCTTTGCTCGGTCCAAACATTAAACAATGTCCTCCCTCAGGTCCAGCAGGTGGATGGCAGACCGTATAACTGCACACTGTGCGTCTACGTCGAGATCTTTAAGTGCCTCCACCACAGCGTTCAACGCCGCCTTCTTCTGTGCCGCGCTTGCGCGAGGTGCAACTACTTCCAGCGGTGCTGGAGATATGTCCGGTTTCGGAAACACTTCCTCGAACAGCGGCTGGTCGTCGTTTTGGTCCCTGTCTTCTTTACGGTCGTACGACATTCATCATCCTCCCAATTCCCTCTTCCAAACTAACCTTTGGTGTATAGAATGCTGACAACTTCTTGTTGTCGCCAACACGGTACATCACGCCCACCGGCTTGTCCGTTCGGTGGACGATGTTCTTCGCCCCCATCGTCGCAGCGAGCCAGTTGAACGACGTACCGACGCCGCTGCACAGGTTGACCGGCCCTTCAATTCCCAACTTCACCGCTGTACTCACAGCCCCGACGATGTCGTCTACGTGAATAAAGTCGCGAACTTGTGTTCCGTTTCCCCACACTTCTACAGACTCTGGGTTCTCCTTGACCTTTTTCGCCAGAGCGGGGAAGGGGTAGCACAGATCCTGGTCTTCGCCGTATCCACTGAACGGGCGGAACACGTGCACTGCAACACCCTTCTGCCGTGCAAACTGAGCGAGATACTCTCCGGTCAGTTTCGCCCAGCCGTATGTCATGTCCGGGTTCTGAATACAGTCGAGTTCAATGTCACCTTCATGGAGTCTCCAGTCGTGCATAACCGGGATGTATTTCTGGTACACAATTGGGTACGCCGCAGACGACGAGAAGTACACCACACGCGGTTGTCCAGTCTTTACTGCCCAGTTGAACATCTCTGCGTCGATGGACAGGTCCGTGGCTACAGCCAACGGCTCGTTCTCGATTGTCTCCCTGCCCCCGACAATGGCCGCACAATGTATGACGAGGTCAAACTTCGCCTTGACAATGCGGAAGTAGTCGCGGCAATCCTTGCCATTCTTGATATCCAGTCCAACCACAACGTCGCCCTGTGCTTTGTGGTAAGCCTCGAAGTGACGGCCAATAAACCCAGCGTTGCCTGTAATGAGTACGTGGTTGTTTTTCTTTTTCACTTGTACTTCTCCACGGTGGCGTTGTGTTGCGCTATCTGCTCGGGTCTGCGGGTTTGAGTGATCTGGTCAGGGTGCAGAGTGTAATAGGCCATGATGCGGTCGGTGTACTTCGGCGTCCAGGCACTTCCTAACCGACACCAGAACTCAAAGTCGCTGGTCAGGTCGCAGCTTTCATCGAACCAACCAACGACCCGAAAAGCAGTAGAGTTCCAGAACGCTGAAGGTTGTGGGACGAGGTTCGATACCTTGTGCTTCTCCCAGTCCCACGGCCAGCCGTAGACAAAGCTACGGCCCTGTCCCTGCATCTTGATATTCCCGTACAACCACATTGCGTCATCCATGTTTTCTGACACCCACCGAAGCGTTCCCGGTGCCATCAAGTCGTCGTCATTAGACCAGTTGTACACGTGATCAGACACCCCCCGCACACCGAGAGTCTTGTCCACACCCTTGTTCAGGGCGTTCGTGATGCCAGTGTCTGGCTCGATGAAGTGCTTGACTCTCGGGTCACTCGGCAGAGCGGCGTGTTGAGAACCTCCGTCTTGAATAAGCAGTTCCCAGTTGTCGTAGTCCTGATCGAGGATCGCCTGCACCGCTTTGGGTAGGAACTGCGGTCGGTTGAAGGTCGGCATCAGGATTGTGAATTTCACGAGTTAAACTCCTCGTACGGATCGTCTTGAATCTCGTCAACCGGCTCGGCCTTGGGGACTATCGTCAGGTCTTTGATGAACAGCGTCGTCAATGCCCCGCCACCCACCGGGCGGGCATGGACTATTTTCATTCCGGCGTCCTGCACTTCATACTCTTGACTGGCTCCGTCGCGGACGATGTCACCGGCTTGAGGACGACGCCGTACTACCTTCCCAGTGGGGAAATCGTCGTCAAACCTGTCCCTAAATCTAAAGCTCATTTCTAAATCTCTGAAGTGCGGCAACAACAGCGAACGAAGCAAGTGACAAGAACAGGGGGTTTTCTGTGGCACTGTAGTGCCTCACGTCGAAAGTGTTGTTCTCCCGAATAATTATGTCGTATTCATCTGTTCGCATCTGTTAATCCTTTCAGTGGGTCGATGCACCGGTATACTCTGATGCGCCCCTGATCTGGAATAGCCATCTCCGGGTACAGAGCGTCAATCTGGAAGCAGGTACGGTTAACCGGCCACTTCTTCAGTGCCCACTCCGGGAACCACCGCTCCTTTACTGCGTCCCACCACGTTGTGGGGTAGGTGATCGTCCTAAGCTTTTCCCCCGCTATAAAAGCGTTAAAGGCAAACACAATGTTTCGGGTTAGATGATCGACTTCATAAGCGACATCGAACTTGTGGAGGTTGAAACCGCACTCCTCGCTCATTCGAACAGCACAGCCGTAGCGAATTACATCTAAAACACGCTGCTCCACTACACATGAGGTGTCAAGCATTTAGACGTACTCCAGTTTCGACTCGTCAAAGTCTTCGATGCTGAGTGTGATGTCGGCACACTGCATCTTGCCGTCGCGGAAGTAGCAGCGCTCGGCCAGCATACTGGAGCGTTCGTTCTGGATGTCAAGAACAAATATGGTTCCAGGGTATTGTTCTGAGAGGTGGGCCATGTCTTCGTCGTACTCGTACCATGTGCAGATGTCCCATGATACGACCGTTCCGCAGCCCTCAACCTCGAAGTCGTAGTCCGTGGTTTCGTTGAGGAAGTCACAGATATCTTCCGGGTCCGGTGGGTTGGGTTGAGGGAGGGTGTTTATGGTGTAGGAGGGCATAGAAGTTTACTTTGTACCGGGGGAGGACAACTTCAGGGTTGTACCATCACCTGTAATAACGAGGTCACTTGCTGTGATGCAACGGTAGGGATTGCTCGTGATCATAGCATATTTACCTCGAAGCTCCACTTCTAACTCGCAGGTAAAAGAAGGCGATTCCCCGTACGTCCGCTTAATCTTCTGCGTCACTTCGTCCAGCTTCTGCTTCGCCTTTTCCAGTTCCTGCCTGGCTGAGCGAAGCTCTTTCTGCTCACACTCTGAAAGTTCTTTGATGACCAGCGTCTCGTCTGATGCTATCAGGGACGCGGCTAAAACGGTGCATGAGAAAAATCGTTTGATGGTGTTCATAAACTCGAAAAGTCGGGGAGGGGCGTTTCCGCCACCACCCCGTTGAATTCTCACAATGCTTTCAATTTCAGACTACCACACCCGTGCGGCGGGTGTCAAGGCGTTCGCTACTTCAACTCGCATTTATCCCCAACACAGGCAAACTCTTTGCTGCCCTCCGTGTTGTCGTCTTCCTCGTATTCAGAAAGCTTTGTATAGTCCAGTTTCGGCATCGCCTCCTGCAATCGGCTGAACTCGGCGGCGCTGCACTCTTCGTACGGGGCCAATTGGTACACGTGGTTTGACTTCGGCAGGAAACTGATGCCGCACACGTCGTCAAAGTTCTCGTACACCCACGCCGCCACACCCGGCCATTCCTCGTCGGCAACGTATACCGTTACGGACGGGTTGTGTTCACACCAGAACTCCTTCACCATCTTCCAGTGTTCGAGTTGTTGCATCGCTGTGAAGTCGTGCCGAGTCTTCGCTCCGACCGGAGCCGCAATGGGGAACTCCAGAACCATTGTGCTCGCCGTCTGCGGGTCTTCGCCTACCTCCGGGTGCCACGGCATTCCCTGATCCCGCAACATCCTGAACAAAGGGTCCGTGGCGCTGATCCGGTAGCGCCTGACGTAGTGTGAGGCATACCTCTGGTGTATTCCACTAGCGCAGTTGACAAGTTGGCTGACGGTGCCAGACGGTTTGACGCAGGTAATTGCAGCGCTCATGTTGATACCCAGCTTCTTGCACCACCTCTCCGTCTCAGCAATGGCCACGCCCTTAAGCTCGGACATCCACTTCTTGGCTTTGTCGTTTACGTGGTTGAGCACGGGGTTGTCCATGATACCGGTCAGAGACACCCCCAGCAGTCGCTCCTCTTCGCAGTTCCTCTGCCATGTGTCCCGGAGGAATGGAAACTTTGTGAACGTTGCCTGCCACGCACCGAACATCGCCGCTATCTTTACCTTGCGCCGTAGCGTTTCAAGGTTGTCGCTGGACCGGACTACTACCTCAGAAAGGTTGCAGAACTCCTGGTCGCGAAGGATAATTTCACCACCACTCTGTTACCCACCCGTACTGGGCGGCGTTGGTCATTTCTGCCAACGTCTCATGGTTGCCATTCCCATGAGGCCGGACTATCGCATCGCTTTCGCGCCCTCTCGCTTAGTCTCTCAGGCTGCTTTCGCTTGCCCCTTGTTGCCGTTTCAGGTTTCAAGTCAATCAGAGAAGGTTTTACATCCCCAAGGTGTTTAGGGATTTGTTCCGATGTCTTCCCACGGCAAACGGCGACCGGACGCGGTCATTTGTTTCGTCGCCCCTTCCCGGTTGAATATCCCACGCTCCCCGGCCCGAGACCGGATCAACGCCGACATCTCCTCGAAGTAGGTCAGCACGTCAGGCTGTCCCTCGTACACGGCGCTGTTGTTCGACATGCGGCGGTGCGGGTGCTCGTTCCAAAACTCCCCGACTTTTGCTTCGGCAATGGCCCGGTCGGTCAGGTCACTGAGGCAGATCTCACTGGACCGGCGAACGCCGCCTACCACCACGATCTCCGCGATCTTATTCATGATGTCGAGGCAGTCAATGGGATCGAGACGACGCAATTTCCTTTTGCGCTTTTCCTCGAACAGCCTGACACAGAATTTGAACAGATCTACAAGAGGCTCGGGTCCGGACGCCCTGCCGCCCATAGTCTTAAGGCGGGCACCACGAGGACGAACCTTACTAACGTCCCAAGTAAAGCTGTGCCCGTCCCACAACGTTTGCAGGAGGACGTACAGAGCCATCGCCCAGCCTTCTTTACTGTCCTGCACTTCCCAGTGAGAAGTTTTCCCGGTAGCCGGTTGCACTTCGGGGAGTTGTTCAGTGTATCTTCTCTCGACCGAGAAACCAACTCCCGTTCCGCACGTCAGAATGTATAACGCTTCGGCAAACGCCGCTGCGCTGCTCACTGTAACGTACGAGCAGTTGTACATTGTGATGTGATTGTCTCGGGCAGCTTCTCCCGCTGCCCAGAACGCTCGCATCGACGGCATCGCGTCCATGGCTAGGATTGCAGACTCTGCAGATGAGACGTGGGCAGGGCTGATGACGCTCCCCAGTTCCTGCTTCATGAAGCCCAGGTAGCGCTTCGTTGTTTCAGGGTAAAACTCCCGCCGCCGTATTTCATCTACCCAGCGACTGTACGTTCTGACGTATACGAATTGTTGTGACGGTGTAGGTAACTGCATTACACCGACGCTTTCTCGACCATGCTCACTTCAACGCCGCGAACGTCGAGTGGCTGGGCTGGTTGAATGATGGTGAGGTCCGCAAAAAGGTGGCTCACCGTTCCGGGGTAGCGTGCGCCGTTGTAGAAAAACGACACCCTATCCCCTATTGATAATGAATTCATTATTGTTTTTGCTCCATGGAGTTGGCGGGCGCTGCTTAACGAATGCACCCATGGCTGTGCCACTACACATCTCCCTTATTGATCCGCTCATGGACACGCCTTGTGGTCTGCTTCAAGGCGTTTGTAACTGCGCACTCGATGTCAGCAACGTCGCTCCGAACGATCTCGAAACACACACCGGAACGGGAACCTTTCTCCGCAAGAGCTTTTGTGTACAGTTCCTTTGTCACAGTAATTTTATCTGTGTCTTCAACTATCGTGGTAACCACGATAGTCCCGGCAGGAAATTCAATACCTGTGTGGACGGTCAGATTGTCATCCATGGTTTTCTACCTCTTCGACCTTGTAGAAGCGCAGTGCGTACGCCACTTAATCTTCCTCCTCATCCTCGTCTTCGTCGTCGTCAACCTCTTCGTCCATCATTACTTCCACCAGCATCGAATCAGAGTCTGAGTACTCCTCATCGAAGAACGACTCGGCTGTAATGTCGTACTTCACTGCGTCCATGTACCCGGCAACAGCAAACGGACTGTGCAGCGTAGTGCGGCGCGTTGCCATCTGCCCGCTGGTGGTTTCCATGATCACCGTCACGGACAGCAAACGCCCCTCAATAGCGTCGTTCACCAGCGCCAGCAACAACTCCCGCATCTGCTTCTGGGAATCCGGCGTTTCAATCAATGCGTCTTCCTGACTCACTCAAACTCCTCTTCGTCTTCGCCGCCTACCCGAACAACAGTGTCCCTGCCTGTCGGTAGCAACTCATACTCTTCAACCGAAAACATTCCGCCTATCACGTAAGAGCAGACCGTTCTGACATTCGCAGTGGCAAACCCTTTGTTCTGGTAGAACCGGGCATCCTGCATCTTGTCTCTCCATCCAGACTTGTGATAAAACTTCCCGTCCGAATGGCGGCGTATAACGTAGACCGTTACCTTTTCCATAACCGACTCCACCAACCCCGCTTCTTTGCCTTCTCCGGTGCCGTCAGGTTGTACGCCTTCATAGCCTTAGCCCGCGCCTCGTCGTACATGTCCACGTCCCGCTCCTGCCTGGCGTTGCTGCATGTCTCACTGGACCAGGGGCCGTCAACAGGACAGCCGTAGTACTTGCGCATGTACTCGTAGTGAGCCTTGTCGAACTCTGCTACGTCCATACCGTGCTGGTCGGTGGTGATACGACGGCTGTCTTGCGCGGCGAGCGACAGGGCGCAGAGAAACAGCGCTGCCCTCACCTCGTAGCCTCCAACATCAAGCCAACTGCGTCGTATGTAGTCACTAAATCTTTTGGTCCTTTCTCAGGGAAGCTGTTCGTGGTGTAGATGTGGTCGAATCTCTCGTTCAGTTCCCCGAAGCCTTTAGAGAAGATGCCGTGGGTTACATATAAACCAAGTGTCAAGCCATAACCGGCGAGGCTGTCTGCGATGCCCACGAACGTCCCGCCGCCGTCACAGATATCGTCCACAATCAGAACTGCAGAGTCTGCAAACGACTCCTTGCCGGGTACGTCGAAGCCTTCCAGCTTTCCCGTAACAGGATTACGCCGCTTGCTGCAGTGCAGTACATTGACCGTCACTCCGTCCGTGTTGCAGTTGATGTGCCCGGTCAGTGTGTAGCGTTCAGACGCCCCTCTATCCGGGTATAGCACCGTCACCGACTTCGTGTTGTTGCGTCGGGCGAAGTCCACGATGGACCTTTTGATCAGGGGCAGTGGCGAAATGTTTACGACACCGTACTTCTCTGCAATTGCTGAGTGTGCGTCCAGCGTATACGCGTCAAATATCACGTCGCTACGAAGTGCGTCGAAGAACATCACCAGTCCCAGACAGTCTCCTGGACAGAATCTCCTGTCCGCTCGGGAGTACGGTAGGTATGGTAGAAAGAGATGGCCCTGTCCCGGAGCAAGGATACCGTCTAAAGCGTTAAGTGTGAGCAGAGTATTTATATGGTGTTGCGCGTTGTATATGTTCGCGATGACGTTGAGCCTCCCGCACCGCTGTACGAACTTCACACCCGCTTCGGTCAGCCGAACCTGCGTCTCTCCTGCCGGGTAGGTGAAGATGTCCAGCAGTTCGCTTTTTTCAACTCTCAGTGTTCCTGTTGTCACTCGTCTCCTCCTGTCGCCACAACCTTTCTTCCGTGCGTCAAAGTAATCTGTTCCTGTTGGTGTGGGAGGAACTCATGCCAGTGCGCCGCCCAAGGCCCGCGCAGCGTGAACACCCACGTGGTGTCAAAACTCACAACCTTGTGGAAGGTGTTACGGCGTGTAATAATGGGTCGGATGCTGGGGAAATGAGTTGTCACGGCACCGTTTAGGTGGTGCTCGATAAGAGCACCGCTTAACACCCAGGAAATAGAGTTGAAAGCGTGGTCGTGGTAAGCGTCCCGCGACCCCTCAGCAAACCGCAGCACCGCAATGGAGAACAATGACTTGATCTCCACGAAGAAGAGCCCCGACACTGTGGATTCAGAACCACCGTCTTTACCAAACGAAAACAATTTCACAGTCCTACCCTCGCTCTCTTTTGAATCGTTTCAAAGTCGTCCTTCACTAAGTGCAACCCGTTCTCGTACACCTTACAATAAGCGCAGTTGTCAAGGGCTTCTTCTGGTTGGTTATCAACGACGAAGTATCCGTTGTTCATCTCGTTCTCGTACACTGCAGGGATGCCCTTCAGGGACTTCTTCATTCCGTCGTCGGTCACTGGGTCTTTCCAAATCGGAATGATCTCATCTCCGTTGCGCACCGCCGTAGCCTTCATCGCCTGACCGTAGGTGTCACGCGTCACCAGTTCGTATGTGTACGAGCCAATTCCGAGGACCACGTTATACGGCGACATGCGCAACTCGTTCACTGTGAGGTCGAGGATCTGGTCTGCCCTCTCCAGTGTGATAGAGTCGCCATAGATTGCACCGGCCTTTTTGATCAGGGGCAGTTTTCCGTCCCGGTACTCCACGCCAAGGTGTTGCTGGAGTAGACAAAGCACTCCGTAAAACGCCGGGTGGTGTGAGGACTTATACCCGTGCTCGATCTCCATAAACTTGGAACTGTCGCCGCACAGAATCTTCACCGGGTCACCGCTGTCGGGCCTAAACACACTTTTTCCATCTCGCGCCAGGATCTTGTCACGCAGAGCGGGCACGTACTCCGTCAACACCTTCCAGAGATCCCAGGTGTCACTGACGATGCTGACCACGCCGGTCGGGTGAACGTCCTCGATCAGGCGGCGGAACGTTTCCAGTTCCGACTCCTTACCTCCTGCCGACATTACAGAATGCTCCGTGGCGTTTACGCTGCCGCCCACCGAGTACGGGGCGTTGTAATACTTGTGCGCCGCGAGGATAGCGGGGATCGTATCCGTACCGGAGAACGACAGCAGATGGCCCATGCCTGACAGGACCGCGTCTTCCACCCCGCTCATACCGCGCATCGAGAAGTCGTGGCACTGCCAGTCAACGAACGAGAAGTCCGTCTCGCCAGCCTGCCGTGCGTATTTCATGCAGATCTTCCGGTACTCTCTGGCTGTGGTGGCCGACGTGATCGGCTTCCACAGTATGTTGCTCAGAATCGTTTCGAGATAGTTGGGTAGCCAGAACGCCCACGGCTTGGTGTTCGTAACAACCAGCGCCGGTACGCCGACATCAACCTGAGACCCCTCAGGCAGGGCGTAGATCCGGATAGGCAGGCCACCAGTCTTCCTGCCGTAGTCGTGAAGCTGCTCGATGTGCTTTGTGTACGGGTTCGGGTCGCCAAGCGTAGCGCTGACTACCTCCCGGTACTGGTCTACCACTTCCTTAATTGGACGGCGGAAGAAGTTGTATTCGAACTCCTCGCACAGATACTTCTCAATGAAGTAGCGCAGTCCGAAGAAGACAATCTGGTCAACTCCAGGGACACGAGACTTTCGCGCCGTCCAGTTCGACCAGACCTGCGTGGTAGACGGGGGGTAGCAGGCCCTGTGCCCAAGTTTGTAAAAATCTGCCATCAACAACGGGTTCATTAGTAATCCACCTCCAGACCTTGAAGCACTAGGCACTTCGCCCCCGCCGTCAGACACCAAAACCCGTCCGCTCGCCGGTTGTCCGGGTCGAAACGCTCATGCCGCGCCCCAGCAATATAAGCTACGGCGTAAATGTCCTCGTAACCTTCCTCAGGAGTGTGCTTAACCTCTTTACCGCAGTCACTGCACTTGAATACGTAGGTCATTGTGCGTCGTCTCCTCCGTGAACCTCTGCAAGCAATGCTTCGTAGCGGGCGTCGTCTTCGGTAATGAAGGAACGAAGCGCTTCCTTACCTTGAAACTTTTGCTCCGACCAGTTAAACCACGCTCCCGCCTTGGAAATTACTTTGCGTTCGACTCCGATGTCGATCAGGTTTCCAACCCGGTCGAACCCACGGTCGAACAACAGGTCAATCTCCGCTTCCCGAAACGGCGCTCCTACCTTGTTTTTAACGGCAGCAATCTTTGTTTTGTTGCCGATAATCTCCTCGTTCTGTTTAACCTGCCCAATCCGTTTGACACTCAGTCTGACCGACGAGTAGAATTGCAGAGCCTTCCCGCCAGTCGTGACCTCATTGGAGCCGTATGTAATTCCTAGATTGGTCCTCGTTTGGTTCAGGAACACAAGGCATGTACCAGAGGAAGACACAACCGAAGTCAGTTTGCGCATGGCCTGCGACATCATCCGTGCCTGGAGAGCCATGTGTGCGTCACCAATCTCGCCGTCCAGTTCTGCTTTTGGAATGAGTGCCGCAACACTGTCCACCACGATGATGTCGAGTGCTCTGGATTCAAGCAGCGTTTCGACAATCTTCAGTGCCTGCTCACCGTAGTCTGGTTGCGACACCAGAAGGTTGTCCACGTCCACACCGAGTATCGCGGCCCAGTCTGCCCCGAACGCACACTCTGCGTCTATGAACGCTGCCCTGCCTCCCGTCCTCTGAGCGTTCGCTATAGCCATCAGCGCAATTGTTGTCTTACCTCCGGAGGGTGCGCCGAAGATCTCGACAATTCTACCTTTAGGTAAACCGCCGCAACCCAGCACAGACTTGTCTACGGAGTAGATGCCGGTAGGAATGTGGGGTATAGTGACACCGACCCGGTGCCCCAGAGTCAATATGGAGTTTTTTCCGTGCTCCTTGTTGATCTCCGCTACGGCTTTCTCAATCGCCGCATCCTTCGCCGCCTCAGTTTGTGGGGCTTCAACCTGGATCATTCCACCTCCACTTCGATACGCGCCGTCTTAACCAGGCGAACGTTCTCAAACGGGCTATGGGGATGCTCCCAAGTATGGCCCCCCTCTCCCACGGCTACAGTAGAGGCAGCGCTAAACCCCTTATAGAACAGGCGCGTATCTTTGAAATATCGCGGCACAGAAGCGTAGAAGAACGTATACTCGGGGATGTCCTTCAACTCCGTGACTACCGGCGTCACGTCCTCACGTTTAACTACGAATACGTCGGTCATCTACTCGATCCCCTGAATTTCCACGGCTGTGAGCGGCTTATACCCTTCGATAGACATGGCGCGAACGACGCCGTCAGTATGAAAACCACTCCACGTTTCCATTTGACATACGTCTACCAGTACGAACCCAGTCCACAAGAACGTAGAGAATATGTCCGTACCGGATATTCTGCCTATGAACCATGTCTTTGGGGGGATTGCGAAAACTTTCTGACGCATGTCTTCCAGCCCCTTTACTTCGCAGATCACGTTGGTCATTACAGGTCTCCCTCGACATATGAGAACTTGATCAATTCCAGGGCGGCGTTGAGAGCGTGGCCCACAATCCGGCTGGAATGCTCGACGTTGTCGGGCGACTCCTTCTTGTCCTCATACGCAGCCTTGAGCCGCAGGATTTCGCTCTCCACCATGGCGAAGAACGTAGTGCCGCTCTGGTAATGCCACTTGGACGGGGTGCTCTGGTTGTTCGCTTCTGCCTTTCCGTGCAGAATATCCACCGCTGTGTTCAGCACCTGTGACAGCGTTTCTTCGTATCGTTCAGTCACTACAGTTCTCCTCTTAAGAATTTCTTGAGCATCTTTACAAACTTCTTCCCAGCCACGTCTACAACGGATGCTTCCTTACCGGCTTCGAGCGCTCTCTTGAGGGCCAGAGCTTTACCGGGGTTGGTCGCGAACCACTTGGACCAGCAACGACCGCAATTTGTGCGTGGCTGGTACTGTGCTTTGTACTTGTCGCAGTAGGTGCAGGTCTTCATCGCTTTACCAGCCCTCGAAGTCACCCAGCGCAAGTAACTCTTCATCCGTCAGTTCTACAAGGGTTAGATGTAGTACTTCTCCCGGTTCTGCGCCGTCGTACTCGTCTTGAAGAGAAAAGCTTTTTAGATCTGAAACGCACACGTACTTCATGCCGTGACTATCGGGTCGTCTTATTTCAACGTATTGCTTTTTCATCGCTTTATGTGTGCGAAGTACGCTCGCGGAGGGAATATGCCCCGCGCCTTGAAAGTACGACCGATTGCTGCGTCAGCGTCGAGCATCTCCAACGTACGGATGGGGTTGTCAAGCCATATCTGCGGATTGCAGAGTATCTCTGCCGCCAGTTCCTTGCTAACCGACGCCTGCACCGCCCTCTCTACATCGACCTTGAACTCCACTGCGTTCATCGCGTTGAACTTCATGTCCGGGGAGTACTGCGCTCCCTGCCCGCCTGTGTTCCGCGAGTAGTCAATGCACTGAGCCACTCCGAACGAGTCCTTAATTTGCTGGTAAGTGTCGAGCACTACCTTCGTTGCCTGCCTGTCCATTCGTTTCCAGTCGTCCTTATTCAGCCTCTGAGGGTGTATTCGGTGCCTGCCCACTGACCCCTCCTGTCAAACTCTTGTATGCGAGCAGCTTGCGGAGCATGTCGAGGTAGTCACTCAGCGTCATCGTCACCAGGGGCAACGTTCGGTTCTTCTTCGACACCAGAAGGTTTACTGCTTTGGGATATCGAGGCGCGTGCTGCCAGAACGTAGATGTCAGGTTAATCTGTTGGTGGTTCTTCGCCTCTATTGCAAGATCGCCAAACACTTTCTTTGCAGCCGGTGTAAGAATGATGTCTACACCGTTCTGGCCCATCCCGCGCGATTCAATGTCGTCGTCCACCAGTCCGTACTGAACACCTATCTCTCGCAAAGAATTTCGAATGGTCTGCTGAAGGCTGCGGCCCTTCGCTTTTCGAGACTTGGTCGTCACGACGTTGCCACCACGTCTGAGCCACGCTGAAGTTCCCGGCAGTACCAAATCGACGACCCGTAAACGACAGCAGTAAACCCTCCAGGCACTAACCTCCAGCCTTGTTTGATGTGGGCCGTTACTCTTTCCTCAAGGCGGCTCGCATTAGATGCCTCCACGACTTTGTACTCCATCTACTTCGTCTCTCCTAAGAAGCGACTGATGGCTTGAACAAACATTGTTTGGAACCCGTTGGTTACGACGCTCACTCCTCCGACCGGCCACCATCCGTTGTTCATGTGATGGGTCACCAACGTTCCCAGATCCTGACTGGTGTTGGCTGATAGAACTATATACTCTGACATTCTTTAGTCTTCTCCTCTTACGTCTGCTACGTGTTCAAGAAATTCTTTTTTTGTGAGCCATCTGGGTATGGAGTCGCCACAATCCGTGCACCACAACGTATCGAACGTCCTCTGTTCGTACGCTCCGTACTCACATACAGCGCACTCCTCTCCCTCGTGGTCGCGGCGTCGAACGTACGCGAACAGCGGTGGCAGACAACTCTCTTGGGTGTGCAGCATTTAGGTGTTTCCTCCAAGCGTCAACTGCTTAACTCGTTCCCACTCCTCTACCGGTATCTGCGCGTACTTTCGACTCGCGCCGACCGCAGACCTGGCTGTCTCTGTCCGCAAAGCTACGTAGTGTGCGGCGACCGAACCAACAATTGTGAAGGTTGTGTAAAACAGCCCAACACCTGCAGCAGCAGCCCACCCATACTCTCCGGTGATAATCTTCAACATCTGGGAGAACACAAGTATTTGGCTTACAAACCATACACCGTTACTCAGAAGAGCGGCCCATACGTGACGGGTCAGAGACCCTGAGTTTCTTGCGCGGCTAACAAATGTGAAGGCAAAGTTCTGAGCGACCAGAAGCCCCGCCCATAGCACCCACTGCTCTGGTTGGGTGTGCAGCATTTAATACATGTCCTCCGGTATTAGAGCTACAATAAAAGCAAACAACGCTAAGGCACAGGAGACTACGCTACCCACTGAATCAGCGGGAAACTGACATGCTGCGACGACGCTGACAACCAAAACTATCAACGCAAATATTCGTACGACGACGATCATATCTCCTGCGTCTCCTCTACTTTGATAAGACCGGATGGTCCGGTCGGAACTGTGATGTCGCCTTCTCCAAGCTCTCGCACCGTGGAAGTGGCTCCGTCGAGGTACAGCGTGCACCACCCACCCGCAGAGAACCGGCTAAGGTCTGTGCGGATATACAACTGCGGCTCGAAGTTCTCCTCAGTTTCCATAAACCCCTGAAGCTGGTCGGCCTTTACGTTAGCTACCTTGTTTCGGTGGGCACACAGCATTTGATCCACCAGTTTTTCTATGGCAGAGGAATTGTAAGCGTTGTGCGCCTGCGCAACTTGTCCCTCCGCAATTCTGTTGGGCTGAATGATCAGGAATAGGAGAATGTTTAACTCTAGAGCCAGGTTCTTTAACTCTGTCGCAATCGCCATCGTCTCCTGAGTTGCGTGGCGTGCGTCTACGTTTAGGAGTTGGAGGTTGTCAACACCCACAATCTTTGTGCCATACCTACGAACAGCCTGCCTAATTGACTCAATCACGTCCTTGTGATTGTTACGTGTGCGCCCGAACAGAAAATCTGCCTTCATGTTACGGGCATACTCCATCGCTTGACCTACTGTTTCGTTGGTGATCAGTTTCGAGTCAGTGTTAGTCACCATGGAGATCCACTTTGTGACCAACATCTTCTGAGTCATTTCACCGCACCACAAGTACGAGGGATGCCCGCACTGCGCTGCCAGGTAGTTCATGATGTTCAGTAGCAGCGTAGTTTTTCCATGCTTACCGGCTGCGAGCAGCCCCACCATATAACCGTCGTTCCAGCCACCCACTTTCCTGTTCAGACTGGGATACTGCGACTGGTACTGCGGCTCGTTGCCCCGATTCTCTATGTCGTCAAGTATTTCAAACAGAACATCAGCGACCGACTGCACACCCTGCACGTCGAACATGCGGGCGGCGTCACGCAACGCAAGGAAATCCTCAAGAGTTTTACCTGCTCTGAACCAGTCGTTGATGTCTTTGCCGGGTTTGCCGTCTACCTCAAACGACGGCAGGACGATGTTCTTTACCTTGTCAATGCCGATCTTGGTGGCGAGTGCGCGGGCCGCTTCCTGCCCCGTCTTGTCCGAATCCAGACACAGATAGATCTGCTTGGACGCAACCCGGTCCAGCCTCTCTATCCAGGGGGTCTTCTGTACGTTCGCTCCGGGGATACCCACCACGTTCTCATACCCTGCAGAGATGAGGCTTACAGCGTCAACCTCTCCCTCTACCACTGTGAGTTCTTCCATACCGGGCTTTAGCACAGCCTCGTTGTAAAGCGGCACTTCTCTCCCACTAGGTGCCCAGAACTCTTTGTGGTCCCAAGACGCAGACCGCGCTTTAAAAAATGTGGGATTTCCAGCACTGTCGAAGTACGGGAACACGTACGTCAAGACAACTTCACCTTCCCTACCACAACCCGACTTGCCCTTGTAAGCAGCAGCGCCAATGTTCAAACGCTTTAAGGTGTCAAGGGATATAGCGCGGTCATGGACGAGAAAATCCAGCACGTCCCCGTACTTCTCGTTCTCCATCAGGTTGCGGTGGAACAGGTTGAAGTCAGGCAGTTCCTGCGGAGCAGAACGTCGTGAGGCGGCGTCCTTCATACTCTGCACTCCGGTGATGGAGTAGCCGGTCTTCTCTTTCAACTGATACAGGTTGCCGTGCTCACCGCATACTTTACAGTCCCACAAACCTTCTGCGGACACGTAGAACTTGTAGTTTGTGTTCGGACACAGGGGGCAACACTCGACGGCAAACTGGTCAGCGCCAGACGGTCGGTAGTTCCACCCCATCTGGCAGAGGAATGACTCTACTTCCCCCATACCCTCGGTCGGTATCACGCAGCCTCCGCTAGCAATTGAAACCTACCGTCTTCAAGAAATTGTGCGCGTGACGTTTTCACGATTAACATAATGTCAACAGGATCACCCGCCAGCATAGCGTCGTCCGGGTGTGGGTCATGAACACACTTACCCTTGTACCCAACAACGGAGTGCAACCAGTTACCACGGGGTGACGGTCCTGACACAATATAGTGATCGTCTATGGCTTCCAAAGTGGGGAGTAGATTAATGTTCCACTCAAAGTTAACGACCACCAAACCGTTCTGTTCACACCACTTCTTTGTGTCTGACCACCAGTTCTCGTTCTCACCATCACAAAAGTGCGGTACTTCTTCGAGCGGTGTGTCAGTAATACTCGCCACGCACGCCTGAAAGCAATTGCCGTGCGGGTAGCCAAATATGGTCTGACGTGTCGGTATCACATCCACCCCCTGGTGTTGGGTTTGTAGAAGCAGACAGCTACGAGGAGAACGCCGAGAATGATGAGCAGTACCTGGCCTTTACTCATGCAGGCAGCACCGCTTTCCAAACTATGGCGAGTCTGCCGCTGGAGGTGGGGCGCTTCAGTCCGGAGTCCACGACGAAACCCAGTTCCTGCAACTCTATGCGGCGAGGACGCTGTGTGGAGGGGTTCATACGCAGGTCAAGCTGACACTCTTCGTCTATCGCCCCATCTGGTCGGCTGGCGATATACGTAAGAACCTTAACCTGCAGCTTAGTTCGTACTACACCGATGTCAATGGCAGCGGCTTTGCTGGTTTGTGAGTGCGCCTGGTACGGCGCTGTTGATTGTGACTGTTTCATACAGGGTTTAAACGTTGCTGTCCTCTAACGCCTTGGCCGCTTCTAGCGCAGCCCTCACGATGATCTTCTTAATTTCCTTTTTCCTCTTTCGAGGAACGCGCGGCCAGTAGAACTCGGGAAATATTGCTGCCAGATCCGAATTGTTTAACGAAAGTTTAGGCACAGCATCTCCCAATCAGTAGTATAGCGCACGCAAGCGGTGTGTGTCAAGGTATAAACAAAGGTTTCCAGAATTTCCAAAGCTCCTCTGTTAAACGATTCAAAGCAAACTCATAATCCCGGTCGTATTTAAGCGGGTGCGGTCGGTGTCCTTCCAGAAGTATGTGCAACAATTCGTGCAGCAACGTAGTGAGAGTGATCTCAAGGTCAAGGGAGCGCTTTACCTTGACTTCAGCTTTGCGCTCCTCCGCCCACCACCATGACCACCCCTCTGACTCCAGATCCTTTACCACCGTGAACTTGATGCGGGGCTTGCCTTCGCGGAACCACTCGCCCATGTCGAGCATCCGCATCATCTTCACGCCGATCCGGGTTAATTCACGGCTAGTCACGAAGCAACATCCTAACCATAGCTTCTACGCGAACTTCAGCAGACGCACTGATAAGCCACAAATCTTTGTACGGAGACACTGTGTGTTTTGGCATCTGCTGATACAAGTAGTCTACGTACCACCAAACGTCGTCTCGATCCATTGCGGCAATCTTAGCCTCTGCGTCTACACAGAGATCAACCCTCCGGGAATAGTTCGGCGGCTCATGAGTCACATCCCACTCAGCCCCTCCCAAGTGCTCTCCGTCGCGCAGCCAGTTGCCTTCGAAGTACGGGTGTGGGTCAGGTGTCCACACTCGGCCAAACAGTTCCTTCTCAATTAAGGCGTGTTTTTCGTTGGGTGTCATCCCATCACCTCGACATACTCTGTTAGTATCGACACGAGAACTCGTTCGATCCTGTCCCGGTCTGGCTTCTCGGGCAGAGTGGAGCGGTCACGCGCTGCCTTTGCGTCGTTAAACAGGTCAGTGGCGTACTGCTTCACCTGTTCCAGAGACCACTCTCCTTTCTTGATGGAGAGAAGTTGCTCCCTGTCGTGTATTCGGTACACCGTCATGGTACCGGTGTCAAGGAACTCGATACACATCTTCAACAGGCGAATACAATGAGCAGCGTTCTTTGCGTCGTAACCATGCTGCACAACCAGTTGCTTCCGCTTATCACCCATGTAGCCGATGTTCTCCCCCTTCTTGTGGTAAGAGGCGAGCTTCGCTAGTAGTTTGTCAACGCTAGTGTTATAGGCGTTCTTTTCCTCACCCGTCATACAGCGCTCATTCGCTGCTACCATACAAGCGAGATCACCGCCGTCAATTGCGCCGTCCGAAGCATTTGGAAAAGGCACGGGCCGGGGAAACACCTCCCCTTTATGGTTGGGGTGAGAGCCGCGGTACTTCAACTCGTTGGTGACCGCGATGTACTCACGAAGCTGAGCCGGGTCTCGCGACTCCATCTTTTCCAACTGCGCGTGAGCGTACCCGGCGAACGCGTTATAGACGTGCTTACCCACGAAGGCGTCACGATGCTCGAACAGTGTGCCAATTGGCCAGTCCTTCATTAGGCGGTCTTCAGGCCGCAGCCACAGCATCGACATGATGTTGGGGTTACCCTGCAGGAGGAGGCTTACGGCCTTGCGAATCTCGTAGAAAACGCAGTCCCACTTGCCTTCTTTGTATTCCTTAGTTCCGCGAGAACCCCACTCAGACAGACCCAGATAGTACCTGGCGTCCGGTATCACAAACCCCATCAGGTCAACGTCATCAATAGAATTAGGGTCGGAGCCGGGGCAGTACATGTTGTGGGCGATACTGCCTCGGTACGCCAGAAGGACTGTCCCTTCCGGTACCGGGATTACTTCTTCAGAATTTGGAATGCGGTATGGTACTGTTTCAGTCACTTAGCCATCTCCTCCATCAGGTTGATCAGTTCTTCGTCGCTGATATAGAACAACACCCTGTGAACGTCCTCGTTCTTTGTCCCCAATTTGTGACACAGCGCGTTGACGATTGCCTGGCCGATGCGCTGGTGGTCGGGAATGACCAGAACAACGTCGCTCATCGCCCCTGCTCCTTCATGGCGGCAAAGAATGCTCGCGCCGCATCACGAAACGTCTTACCAGCAAAGATAAAGTCGCCGCCGTCCAAAAAGATGACCCATTTGCAGTCTGGCTCGGGGAATGCATCAGGCGGTTCAACCTGGTTTATCTTGCTGTGGTGCTCGTGAAGGCAATCCAGCATTTCGGTGTCGCTCGGCCCCGCATCCTGCGCGGGCGCTTCGGGCTGCTCGTGACCCAACACTGTGCCATATTTGCGATACAGCCATAGCACACACTCGTCTGGGTCTACATCCGCCCCGATGGCCTCTTCCCACATCTGGTTTACACACCCACCGGGAGGGAATTTATTCCACCACTCAGTGGCCCGATCCCACTCTGAGTCAACCTCCGTCTTTGCGGGCGATTCGGCCTGCGGCTCCTGCGTCAGGGCCGCTACCTCGTTGTGTGTCAAGTCGTTTGGCATTGTACTGTGTGCTCCACCCACCAGATTCCTTTTATTCTCTGTTTGCATACTCTGCAGACGCCGCACCTTACGTTAAGGTAATGGTCGTCGCTGCCCTTTCCTTCGCAGTCGCAACGCGGGTCGATGCCGTAAGCTTCGTAGTCAGGAACCCAGTTTTGTGTCGTCATACCCAGCAATTTCCGCGATCACTTTCAGCGTGGTGTAGTCGGTAATCCCCTCCACTACGCGACCAACGTGATACCTGTGCTTCTTTGTCCATTCGTACTCCCGCAAGGCCACGTCCGAGTATAAGACCGTGTGCCAGTTTCCCTGATGACCGACCCTTACGCGACTGGGCAAAGTTTTAGAAAGCTTCACGCGTCCCCAATGATCAGCACCAGCGTTTCTATTCTCGTTAATTAGCCACGACCGACTGGTTTCCCCAACAACGTAGTACTTCTCAAACCCGTCGTTGTACCTTTGGGCTTCTACCCATACGTAATCACCGATCTTCACGAAAATACACCCTCCCATACTGGTCTATGGACCCAGTCTCCTCCAACTTCTTCCACGCAGTAAAGGCTAGAATCACAGCGTCTTCAACGGGAGGATTTTCAAGCGTCTCATGGTGCCCTCTCATACATGCGTCGTCATAGTTTGCAGCGCACCACGAAGCCAAAAACGTAGTAATGAAGTGGCTCAGAAAACTGTTCTTATCTTCAACCACCGAAGTCCTCCTTCATACACGCCTCGACACACTTTGTACATTCGCCGCCCTCTGCCGCGAGAGGTCCGTCGTAAAGGTATTTTCTGTCGTGTCCACACTTCAATCTTGGGTAAAGAGCGCTGCACACTTCACTCATCACCGTGCCGTCCGGAGCACATATGTCGTATCCCCAATCCGGATGAGTCGTACAGCAGGAGTCAAACAACTTACGCAACAGGTCAAGGATCTTCTTCCGTGGAACACACGGCTGATCGTCTTCTATCGGACCAAAACATCCGCAGAGTACACAGTCTGGCCCCTCGAAAATGTGCTCAGCACTCGCTTGTCCTCGGTAGTGGTCTATCATCTTGTAGGATTCCTCAAGAAGTTCCCTCAGTCTAGGCACTACCAACTCCTCTCCTACAGTAGAAAACGCACACGGCTCAGCGTCGTCTTTAATCAAGCAATCCTCCTCCCAAACCTCTTAATCCTGTCCCTGCCACACGCTTCTTCAATCTTCAGGTGAAGCGACCCTTTGGTATCCCCCGGCAACACCGGGATACCGTACCTTTTGCAGAGTCTGATCTGCCCATCGGTGACCGGGTCGTTGTGCCACGACACTTCTCTCTTGTACGTGGACACCGCTCCCCGGCCACCCCACATGTTCACCTGACGGTCAGCTTCCCTAATCGCCGTTTCAAAGTCCGGGTGGTCGGAGCGAACTATAATGTCCTTTACCTCCCCTACTACATGCCACCGGCCAACCAGATCCTGCGTCACTACAACGTGCTGGTCATTCTGCAACAGCAACACATACGTATAGCCGTCGCTGCCACGTCGCCACTGGAACTCGGAGATCTGTATCACCTCGGGCGGGAACGAGGTCTTGAACAGGTCTACCTGCTCCGCGTAAGACTTCAACCCTTTGGCGTCGGTGACTACGCTGAAATCCACCCACGGCCTCTCTGCCTTGAGTTCTTCCAGTTCCTCAGTAACGTCGAGGATCGAACGGCCCTGCATATCCATGTTCGGGTTGAGTCCAAACAGAGACCCAATGCCCACCAGACTGTGCTTGTCGGAGTTGCCCACAAGATCCAGTATGATACAGTCCTCTTTGGAGATTGGCAGGCCTTGCCGCCGCGCCTCCACGAGGTTAGTGACATCGGCGGGGATGCGAGTCCCGCGCCCCACACACTGGATATACAACCCTTCAGACTGCGTAGGGCGCAGCATCAGGATGCACCCTACCTCAGGATCGTCGTAGCCTTCGGTAAGAATACCTACGTTGACCAGTACCTTGAGATGCCCTGCTTTGTGGAACTTCAGTTTCTCCGAACGGTGTGGGTCGTCAGCCCAGATTGCTTCCGCCGCCACTCCGTAGCTCTTGAACTGGTCAGCCACAGTCTTGGCGTGGTTCACGTCAACGCAGAAGGCAACGCTCTTCCTCCCCTGCCCGTAGCTGAACCACGCCTGCACTGCAAGGTCGTTGTTCGTTACTGTGTTGACTACTTCGCTCAGTTCGTTGAGGGCAAAGTCACCGGCTCGCTTATGCACCGAGTCCAGATCCATCGCAGAACGGATACGGTAACCTCTTAGGTCAGCCAGCCACCCATCCTTGATGCCGTCGCGGATCGTGTAGGTGTCAACGAT